GTTTAATTTTTTGAGTGTGTTTACATATGGTAGGGGCACAGAGAATCGAACTCTGATTTACGGGTTAAAAGCCCGCTACTTTACCATTAAGTTATACCCCCAAAGGTTTAGGACCTTTGTCAGATTTGTCACTTTCCATAACATTCTCCTATTTTAAATTTTTGTCAATATAATAAATTAAAACTACAAGCATGAGTAAAACTGCAACCGCCCCATTTTGATTTCTCCTTAAGTGGTGCCCAGAACAAGAATTGAACTTGTAATAATCGCTTATCAAGCGACCGTTATACCATTTAACTATCCGGGCATATTGAATTTGTTAAAGTAGTGCCGCCATCGTTATCGACACCATTCACCTGGATTAACTAGCCCGGGCAGGACTCGGTAAGTCACTTGGGATACTCATCCAGTTAGCAACCATACTGCACCGATCTTCCGATCGGTCGGGAGTTGAACCCGTCCCCTTCTACTATTTCGGTAGTTCGAACTTACCTAGATAGCGTGACATTCTCTTGCTGACACTTTAACAAAACTTGGTGGAAGCGGTGAGATTCGAACTCACGGACCCTTTCGAGCCGTCTGTTTTCAAGACAGGTGCAATAAACCGGACTCTGCCACACTTCCTTAATCTTTGGTGCCCCTAATCGGATTCGAACCGATAGTTATGACACTCCTTTTGAGAGAGCCGCCTTTACCTATTTGGCCATAGGGGCAATCTGGAGTGAGGAGTCGGATTCGAACCGACGGCTTTACAGTTTTGCAGACTGTTGCATTGGGCCTCTCTGCCATCCTCACATCATTTGGCGTACCCCGAGGGATTCGAACCCCCACTAGCAGTTTTGGAGACTGTCGTGCTGCCGTTAACACTAGGGATACATTTATTGGTGCCTCCGGCGGGAGTCGAACCCACATTGGCCAATTATCTGTTGCACACGGGATATAAATCCGCTGTTTTACCATTAAACTACAGAGGCATAAAATCTGGTACACCGTAGGGGAATCGAACCCCTCTTTCCGCCTTGAAAGGGCAGCGTCCTAACCGATAGACGAACGGTGCATATCTGGCTCCCCGAGCAGGGCTCGAACCTGCGACACCTTGATTAACAGTCAAGTGCTTCTACCAACTGAGCTATCAGGGAATAAACTTTGGCGGTCCCAGGGGGTAACGATCCCCCTCCTTCGGCGTGACAAGCCGGTATGCGTCCATGAACACCTTGAGACCTAAATTCGTGTAAGGCTACTTGTTTTCCACTCAAACCCCTTACTGAGCTGTTACTCTGTCCATCTCCATTTATTCGCTGTCTGTGTGCAGTTGAGCTTCTGCCTATCAGAGTCTGTAAGGGTAGTTTCCATCCTCACGCTTACGGTTTTCTGCCACCGGATCTCTCACGCTAATCAAACGCTACTTTAAGGAAAGTAGTAACCGGAACTGGTGGAAGTGGTAGGATTCGAACCTACAATGTTTCTTATGTGGCGGATTTACAGTCCGTTGCCTTCAACCAATTCAGCACACACTTCCATTTAAGCAATTATACACTCTTCCGCTATGCTGTCAACCGCTGTTCAGGCGGAGGTAAAGAGTGTGTATTAAAATGTTCTCCGCTATGCTTTTTGACCACTTCGTAGGTAGAAAGAAGAACACTTTAATACGCTACCATTTTTTTATCCACACAAGGATAAGCCATCCGGTAGGCCGCCCGTTTACGTGTTTATTAGAGTGTGTCGCCGGGACCTCGTTTCCCATTCACACTTGAGTCTTAGTCTTCGTAGACAGGACTCTTTTTTTGAGCTTCGTACAATGCACGAGCTCTTTCAAACTTATCTTGAATAAGTTTGCGTGTCTGTTCATCACTTAAAGTATAAGCAGACACGTAAGCCTGTTCAACAACTTTTCTCTTTAACACATTTTTATCTATTTCTTTTCTTTCCATCTTTTCCTTTACATAAACAAAAACCCCAGGGTTTCTAGTCCTGGGGTCCTTTGAAGTTCGAGTTATTTTTAGTTAACTCATGATCTCCGTGGACCCCGACTGTAGCTCTGGTGTACGATCATTATTAAAGAGACTAATCGCAGACCAAGAGGCGGATATACCAACCTGTTTGGCTATACAATAATGTCTTAATGATGATCCTACTGTTTTCATTTGCTTCGTCTTTTCCTTAAAAATTCTGCGTTTTCTCTAACGCATAGTCCTATTGTATAGTTATTTAGTCTCGCTGTCAACCACTTTTGGTAAGATTGATTTTCAAGATCAGTTGCTTCTTTAGCAAGACAAATTAACTATGCTTTGATTGTATTGTCTGTTTATTTATATGTCAATGAAAAAATGCCCAGATTATGTGGCGTTTTTACAACACTTTATCAGATTCGATTAGTAAGTGCTTGCCAACTTCGAACATACCTACTCCGCCTACTAGATCCAAACAACTAGCGTGTATCTGTGCTTCGCCTTCTTCGTCCATTGAGCAGGCCACGAACTCTTTGATCTTCCCTTCTTCAATCTGTTGTTGCATTTCTGCTAACACTTCTAACATAGAAATTTTACGCTCTTCATCTTTTTTAGCTTTCGGATCTAATGCAATTACCTTCATATTTTTCCTTATGTCAAATGATCTGCCACGCCCAGCTCGACACATTCTTCTGCAGTGAGATATACATCAGATGCGGGCAACAATTTTGATTTGATTCTACTAGGCGGCATTCCTGTGGCCTGTTTGAGGATATCGATCATTCGCTGATTACAGAGTTCGCCGTCTCTCATAGTGGCCTTTAGATCGTGATGTTTTCCCGATACACTGTCAGAATATTGATGACACATAAAACTACAATTTTTTGCAGCATATCTCTCGCCATTATGTCCTGCGGCAAATATAAGGAACGCGGCACTCATAGCAGATCCTATAGCGATCGTTCTTACCGGATGTTGGCTATTTTTGATCATATCAATCAGAGCAAACGCACCGTAAAGATCTCCGCCCATAGAATTGATATACAGGGTTAGGATCTTTTCTTTCGGATCTTGATTTTCGTAGAGTATCCATTTGACGCAGTTTGCGATATTTTCTTCATCGATTTCTCCGTAGAGATAAAAGATGCTGTTTTCTAGAAGTTTTACCGCAATACGATCATCGGCGTTGAAATCGTCGAATTTTTTGGACACATTAATTCCCCTGGATTCACTATTACTTATCATTTGTTTTATTATAGTGTCTGTTTATTGCCAGGTGTTAGTTTCGCTGTTCCAATGTCTAGTATCGTAGATAGTAAAGCCTATAGCGTATCCTAAAATGCCCAAACAAAATCTCAGCCCTGCGTGATCTTGTTTGGTAGTAAATTCAAAATCCAAATCTACAAGCATACCGTCGTGGTAAGTATGCTCTATTTCCCAGGTCATATTTTTGGTTATTTTACCAAAAACGCAGCCCAGATTTTTAAAACGGTCTCTGCTCCAGGGATTTCGGATTTCTAACCGTAATTTTATCATTCTGGCAAGGGGCTAAACCGACTTAGAAAACTTTCTTTGAAACAACTGTATTCCTGAACTTCTTCGTTCTTTAATTTTTCAGCCCTATAATAAACCCAATCATTGCCGTCTATAGTTGGCGCTGCTAACACTATAAACTTTTCGCCGTTGCTTGTCCACCATCTGCTGCCTGATTTTATCTCCATATACGCTCTCCTTATGTTTTGAAAACTTCTGTGGCCTCCGTGTCCACATTCTCTACCATATGTATCATAAAACGATAAGCATCCCAGGCTTTTTTGACACTGTCGTTAGCTGAAAGAGCAGTTGGAAAAATATCAACCCACACAGAAGTTTCTGGTTGCATATGCCGATGAAGACCTTGCTTTCGAGGTTGTAGGAGTCGATTAGTATCCCATAGATCCTGTGCAACAGATAGACATTCTTCAAAGTTCAGCCCTAGCAGATAGTTAGGTTCTCCGCAATAAACTGATATCACATTGTCTAGTTGTTCGCGACTATGAATGCTAGTAGCTGTGATAATAAATGCTACATCATCGATGCTAACATCACCGCTGACAATATCTCGAACACAACGACCCAAACTAAATCCGATTTTCATTCTTCAACCTTGAAATGATTTTTTAACATATACGAAATATGATTACGACTATCTCGTTCCCAGATCTTAACATTGTCAATGCAGTCTTTAATAATAACTTCGGCCAGCATTTCCATACGATGTTGACAGTCCGCTGAGATGTGTTTATGTAATCCATGATCGCGCATCAGTTCAGCAATTCGTTCGTTCATAGTTCAAGCCCGTTGTCTTTGGCGTACTTTTCATATTTGGCCTGTCGCTCTGCTTCATGCGTATCGCAGAGTGTGCGGATCCAACCACCACTACGATGCTTACCAGACTGACCACATTCTTCGCAGGTATGACTTGCCCAGGATTCTGCCATACGTACCATACCTTGGATTTTTTCGTCACCGCCATCGTAATAGAAACGAAGTCCGCCAAACTTTTCTTTGACCTGCACAGCGATTACCTGTTCAACAACAGGGTGGTTTTCGTGATTTTTATTTTGCCAATCAATGTGATGTTGGATGTTGCCGCAGAGGCTGTCCAATATCTGATACCAACCATCGCCGCACTCAAATCCCCAACACATTAGAGTTTCTTTCATATCCCCGTGTCTGTTCTTAAAGATCAAAGGATACTTTTTACATAGTTGTTCGTCTAGTTCTTCACGCATTATACTACCTCGAAATTATCATACTTCATTGAAGTTTTGCTCGGCCTCTTGGCATAGGATACTTTCTATGTTCGTTAATGATATACTATTATAGCATCAACCGTAGCAGCAGTCAATGACTATTTCATTGTCCCCATCTCAAAAGGAACAAAGTCATCTGTTTTTTATTTTTGAACTGCATCATATCGAAACTAATCCTACGACCACAGTTGTGTTCTTCGCACCATTTTTGGATAGGATCCATATCCTGTTCGCTGATACCAACTTCCCAACCTCTAGGTTGTACTTCAACTCTAGCAGCCAAAGTATTTCTACGGGCAGTTTCGACCCAAAAAATTCTTTTCAAGACCATTTCATTGCAAAGATACTAGCATCTTGTTCATTTTGAAAATACCAAGCACGGCAATCAGATTCTCTAATATCTCGAAACTTACTTTGACAATGTTGCATACACCAAGTTAATTTTTCAGCGAAATCGTCATCTTTAGATAATCTTACCACATGATAGGACTGTAGAATTTCCATAAGTCTATCGTGTTCTAAAAGAATAGATCCTACTTGTTTGTGGGCCATATTAGCAAACGATTTAGGAGAATCTTTATTTGCCATATCTCAACAACCATTCTGTCAGTGCAGGACCCATAAACTTTGCCTTTATCACGTACTTATGTCCCATAATGGCAAAATCCTGCATTTGATGATATATAGGAACCTCGTAGGCATTTTTCATGACCCATTGCCCTTGCTCGCTGTGTTCCCATTCGTATAAAGGTCGGGCAGCATACAAGTCTGGATCGTCTACGTCGCCCATTGTGAATTCGTGAACAGTAACTTCACGAATTTCTTCTACTCTATCTCCTACGATTTTATACTTTATTTCCATTTTAAAATGAAGTTAACAGCATCTCCACTGTTTTCAAATATAAATTCACTGCCTTTTCGTTCGTAAGGATTTTTACAATTTTCTTCAACCCATTCAAGTACATCGACAGAGTGTTCTCGACTGTGAAATCTAGGCAGTAACACTCGGGTCCACCCTATTCCGACTAACATACCCCAAAGTATTTCTTTGTCAATTTCGCTTTGCATCTGTGAGCCTAGCTCGTCTAAGATTTCTTTTTCTAAATTCGACACTGTAAATCCTTTTCAAACACGCCCCATCCTAAACGAGTTTTTGGTGCGTTCTTTTTGGATTGTATGCACAGATATCCTTCGTCGTCAATAGATACTTTCCAATGATAGTATTTTTCGTTATAGAGGTAATCTTTTAACTGTGCTATTAATACTGCAGGCATTTTTAAATCTAAATTTACCTGAGTAATAGGTCCGGTCTTGCCTTTAAGTATTTCTTGTAATTTTAGTTTTTCGAGAGTATCTTGATTGAGAGGTGTCCACGAAACTCTGTCATACAGAGCTCCGTCGTTATCAATGAGACCAATACTTAATGCTTGATCCCTTACCTTGATAAAGTCGTACTCGCGAATCATGACTTTTCGTCTAAGAGTTCTTATCGCCATTTTAATACAAATACCATTCTATCACATTCATCACGAAACCAAAACTTGCGATTGTTTTTATACCAACGCTGTGCAGGTTCTGGGGCATTGTCTTCTCCCCATATCGGGTATTCACCAGATCCGAAAGTTTCTAAACACCATTGCTCCATTTCCAACCAAGAACCACCTACGGGCTCTGCTGTGTAATAGCGACTACCGTAGACCGTACCTTCGCTAAGTTTAATATCTTCTACTGGACGACTATATAAATCATCCCATAGTCTTTGAAAAGCCTTAGAAGAAAAACCTGCTCGGCGGCCGGTAATTATTGGCATTCCCTTGCCTTTATGCTGTGTCATTTTTTTAATTAGTTCTTTCTGCCAATGATACATTACATCCAGCGTAGAGTAAAAAGCAAGTAATCTCTTTCTTCCTTGAACCAGAAATGAGTACTTCCAAACATAGAATCAACTCGCCAACGATTATCGCCTAAGACAAGAGATTGCCCCCAACCTCCTTTACCAAGGGTCGTTTTACACCAACGGATCATATCCTCTTGTTGATGATATCGATCGTTACCAAAAGATATTTTGGTAATTAACTCCAGGTCCTGTGTTTCTCTGCTACCCATTCTGCACCATCATACTCTTGAATAAGCCATTCAACGTCACCGGGGATTTCTACAATCTTAAGATTGGAGTGGGGGCCGTTCGCTCCCATACCTAACTGTTTTACAACTTTTATAAGATAAGAATCATCACGAGGAATTTCACGATCATGAAAATCGGAATCCGTGATACAGGCCAAGCGACGATATTCATCAATGGCTCTGGGGCTCAAACCAAATCCGCCATAGCAGTCATTGATTACTATATATCGAACACCAGTTTTAAGATCTTCTAAAAACTTTTGTTTATCGTTCATATCTCCACCGTCATATTAGGATTCCAACCAGTATCTTCACTCCAGCCACTAGACTGTTCATAACCTCTAGGATTGCAGACAACACGGCATTCACCCACTGTATAGTCAAATGGATGATGTGTGTGGCCATGTGTCCACAGTTTGATCTGAGGATTATCTAACATAATATCTGTCAGGTCGCTGTGATACGCACCGTTCATTATATGATCACTTTTATAAGCCTCGTGGCAGCTCTGATACGAAGGTGTATGATGCCCTACCACTACAACTTTCTTGTCACTGTGTTGTTTGACTATCAGTTCTATGTACTGTTTCGTTTCTCTATGACGTTGTACCGTAGTGGCAGGCTTCAGTTTAGTATAGCCAAGACTATCGTCGGTGATAGTTCTAAAATCATTTAACATATCGCGCACAGCGTGAAGAGTTAACGGATCACCTTTATTCATATCAGTCCACAGAGTACCCCCGACGAATACCACATCGTTGATAATTTTAGTATCACGCTCTAAGAAATAAACGTTATCGTGAACTGCACAGGCAGCACGAAGCTTGTCTAGACTCTTAGACCAATATCCGCTATAGAATTCGTGATTACCTGCGATATAGATCACGTGAGGGAACTGAAAACTTACTCTCTTTAAAAAATCTCTAAAACGGATTCCAAGCTCACTTTCTGGCAGAAGAATTTTTTCAGCCAGCATAATATCACCGCCGAGTATTAAGACGTCAGCATTGTTTTCATTTTTTATGAAATAATCCGAAAACTCTAAATGTAGATCGGAAACAATTTGGATTTTCATACGCTCTCTTCTGAATAATATATGTATATTATATAGCCAGTTTAAAACTGTGTCAACTGTGTAAATATAGATATAGTTTCATTAGGAGCGAAATTGTTAACAATAGACTACGAATGGCGTATACTTCCTGACCGGATCATTTTGGACGAAGAGCTTCCAATCGATCGTTTAGGATGGAAGGGCGGAGACTACTTCAAATTAGTCAATATCAACGGCACCGCCATGCTTATTAAACAAGATCCTCTTGTGAAATTCATAAAAGAAGGCGAATCAGCAGGAGCGACAAATGGACTTTCTAAAACTAGTAGGTGAGCTTGGTTTTCCTATAGCCGCTGCTCTAGCAGCCGGTTATTTTGTGTTTCTAACTCTTAAGTTTATTTTGGCTGGCGTTACCAGTTCTGTGAACGGAATGGGCGGAATCATCAAAGGATTAGATTCTCGAGTTGATACAATGACAAATCAACTGCAAAGAATCGATGTTAAGGTCAGTCACGCATTGGGCTTACAACCGGACTACGATCGAATAGCTAGAGCAGAACAAGCTGATCAGAGGAAAGACTGATGCTATTTGAAGCATTTTTAGTTTTCTATCTTCTAGAAATTCTAGTTTTGGCAATCGCTGTGTTTTATTATGTTTATGAACCCAAGAAACAACAGAGAAAAATTTATGATCCTTGGGGATTTTGGAAGGAGTTAAGATAATGGACATAGTCGAAATGGTGAATAGGTATGGTTTCCCCGTTATTGCTGCTGCAGGTATGGGATATTTTATCTATTTTGTTTGGAAGTGGGTTACCACAGAAATTAAACCTGTTATCGGACAGGCCAACGGTACATTGATTGCATTAATCGATCGAATCAGGATGTTGGATAACGATCTAATCAGACTGAATCAAAAGATAGAAACAGTGATGGAGCTTCGAGGAAAAACTATTGAATACGAAAGAATCATTGCAGAAAAAGAAATCAATAAAACGATCGAACCTCCTCAACCTACAAAAACTCTACCTCACAGAAAGTTTACCAAAGAAGAAATCAACGATGCTGCAGGGGACGATTAAGTTCTTAAAGCTATAAATTCCGCTTCAGGAATCCTGGTTTTGGTATTTTTGCTGCCCAATAACACAACTATCCTTCTACCAAAACTTGTATCTAGCATCATTACAATACATCCGCCGGCTGCTCTTATGTAGCCGGTTTTGCTGACGATAAAATCATGACGCTTACCTATGATAGGATTGGTGTTTCTGAAAACTACGAATTTCTTTTTGTGTTTGATCTTAACTTCGCTCATTTTACTAGCGGCTGTGATTTCGGGATATAGTTCTGCAGCTCTGACCATTTTAATTAGATCGTAGGCAGTACTCGAATTCATTACCCCGAGACCGGTTGGATCAATAAAGCGTGTATCTAACATCCCGAGATTACGAGCCTTTTCATTCATGGCCTTTATACAGGCTAATCTACCTCCGGGGTATTTTTGACATAGAGTCTCCGATGCTCTGTTATCAGAATGTACAATAGCCAGTTGTAATAACTCACGTCTTGTATAAGGCTTTATGTATTCATCTAGATTTTGGTGAGCATCGAGAACAACCATAGCGGTCATAAGTTTTGTGATGCTAGCGATACTGCGATGTTCATACATATTTTCACTTTGCAGTATTTCACCTTCACCGTCGGCGACTAGCCAAGAAGTTGCGGTAATTTTGTGATCGTTGGCAAGTACTAATAACGGCGTTGAGAATAAAATAAAAAATAATATTGATCTGATCATGGTCTGCATAAGTTAAATGGTTTAATGCCGTTAGTACTAAATTGGCTGATCCATTGTTCTGTTTCGCTGCCTTTACCCATCATATAAAAAGGAGTAAAGTACAATTGTAACATAGAATACACATATAGATCAACCCACCAAAAACATATATCTTCATTTAGATGTTGCACGGAATACACCATCCCAATCTGTAGGTAAACGGGCATTACGCATTTCTTCTATTCTTTCTAACCACAATTCGTAATAGTGATCCATACCACTGCCAAATTTGCCTTTCAGTGTTTCAATAAGTGCAATGGCCTTATCCCATTGTTGCTTACGATAATACTCTAACATTAGATCGTGCAACTCTCTATCGTGTTTCCATTCTGCCATTTGATTTTCTGCAGGGTTGAAAAATACTGTGTAGATCGTTACACCTTCTTTTTTACCTTTGACTGCGATGCAGTCGAGTTCAATTGTAAAGTAATCTTCTCCAACTCTTTCTGCCGTAACTGGTCCAAGTACAATGAGTACTCCATAGTTCTTACTCTGTCCCTCCAAGCGACTAGCAAGATTAACTGAATCACCAAGACAGGTATAGTCAAAGCGTTGCTCAGATCCCATGTTACCGACCACAACCACACCGGTGTTGATACCAATACCCATACCAAAAGGAGGTGTGCCTTCAGAGGTGATTTCTTTGTTGAATTCATCTAAGCTCCCTAACATTTCTAATGCGGCTTTGACAGCATCTTTACAATGCTTAGTTTCGTCTAGCGGTGCATTCCAGAAAGCCATCTGTGCATCGCCAATGTACTTGTCTAGGGTGCCACCCGTTTCTAGAATAGTACGTGTCATCGCAGTCATATAACGATTCATAATCTTTGTTAAACCTTGTACGTCTTTACCGTAATATTCTGAGATACTGGTAAAGCCGCGAACATCGGTAAACATAATACTCAGTTCTTTTTCTTCGCCACCCAGTTTTAATAGACTAGGATCTTTGATCAGTTTAGCAACAAGGTCGGGACTGAGGTAACTTTGGAACTGCTTTCTGATCTGTTGCTTTTGTAAAAACTCACTTATAAATTTAACGCCATAAGCGTGAAGCATGACAACAGTGAGCCCAAATACAGGTAAAGTGCTGTCGAAGAGCCAAAGATTAGATGAATACAGATATTGAGAAACACCAAAGATGCCCCCAATAATAACAACACCGCTAAAAATTCCAACATAAGTCCACCTTGTTAAAAATAATAATGCTATACCTGCTAATAATAAAACGACTAACTCTAAATCATCTGCGTAACTAGGACGTTGTATATTGGTCTTGGTCATCATAGTACCTATCACCGCACCTTGCAGATAATGCGGCCATACTTCGCCTGCAGCAGTACCTACGGGATTTGCAAGGCCAGCGGCACTGAGTCCAACAATCACTATACCGTTATTAAAACTTTTAGGCAAAGATACAAGACTATGTTCAGTAGGCTGACTAGACCAGTCTATCCATATTCTAGCTAGGTTGTCTGTTTCGATTTTTCCTAGTTTAGGAATTCTTAATGCTTCAACTCCTGTGTCTCCTATCTTTACCTGTATTCGATCTTCAGAAGCAGCTCTTAGTGTTTCTAATCCTAGGCTAGGATGAACGTGTTCACCTGCTGCTATCACCAATGGCATTCTACGAACAACACCATCTATTTCAGGAAAAGTATTAACTATACCTATACCTATAGCTAATTCGTTGATAGAGTCAACACTGTTTATCAATCCCGGATATTGTACTACTTTTCCGGAAGGATCCTGGCCAACTATTTGAACACTGCTGCCGAAATCAGTATTCCTACTTTTAGTATGTCCTAATGAAGGTATAACCACAGGATGTTTTTTCATCGATTGTGCTAATACCGAATCTTGATTGAATCGATCTCGTTCTGGCATTAAAACGTTGAACACTACCAATCCTGCTTCACGTTTATATAGATCGTTGATTATGTCTGCGTATTGTCCTCTAGGAAAAGGCCATTGTCCATATTTTTCAAGAGCAGCTTCATCTATGTTAACGATATGAACAGGAACTTCTTTTTTAGGTTCGCTGACGATCAATTGATCAAAATATCTTAATCTTACACTTTCAACAAATGCAGGATCAAATAATCTTATTAATACCACTACAGTTAAAGTAACTAGAGCAGTCCAGGGGTTTAAAAACAATTTCTTCATAGTAATATATTTACCGTGGAAATACTAAATAATCTTGGGGAGTAACTAGCCTGCAAAGGCTCTATATGTCGTCAGCACGGTGTAAAAACCCGGTATATAGACAAAGATGTGAGACCATAACTTTAAGGTAAATTATGGAACTCTTCACACTTCAAGCCCTATGGGCATTTCTCGCTATCGTTTTGATAGACATCGTACTAGCCGGGGATAACGCATTGGTTATCGGAATGGCTGCAAACAAACTACCGCCTGAACTACGTAAGAAAGCAATCTTCTGGGGAACCTTTGGTGCTATCGCTATTCGCTTTTTATCAGTGGCAGCACTGACCTACCTACTATTAATTCCAGGACTTCGAGCCATCGGTGCTGCGGCGCTGATATGGATTGGTTGGAAACTGGCATTTAACAATGAAGAACATAACGTAGAGGCCAAAGACACCTTCTGGGGTGCGATTGGTACTATCGTAGTTGCTGATGCTGTTATGGGCATAGATAACGCACTAGGTATTGCTGCTGCGGCAAATGGCAGTTTTATTTTAGTGATTGCTGGATTACTAATCAGTGTGCCAATTATCTTGTTTGGTGCAGGACTGGTTAGTAAGATACTAGAAAAATATCCTGACACAGTTTTTATAGGATCGTTTGTATTGTTTGCTGTGGCAATGTTAATGCTGATGAAAGAACCTCTAATGGCAGCATGGTGGGCAGGATTGGTACCTTGGGCCGCTGCAATTGTACCTTGGGCAGTTGCGTTAGTTATTACTGCTGTTCAATACAACAAAGCTCGATTACATCTACACAAGAAGTTCTTGTTTAAACAGGATCACCAAGCATAAGTGTAGACTCGTCGCCGACGCCGATAATGCAAGCGATTTCCGAAGTCATTTGTAATAGTGTCCAGTTTTTTGTTTTAGAGTTAACAAATAGTGCGAATTTTGTATCGTCTATAGGATTCTTCGCAGCCCAAATAGGCTTTTCATTATAGTTCTCTATCAAGCTTCTGATCAGTGTCTGTACATTATCGCAGAGCACGGGTTTACGACTTTCAAACGGTTCGGCGTTGGCTACGCTGTATAAGCAGAATAGGAACGCCACGATTACTGTACGCATCATGGCATACTCCTTAAAACAGTATTTATTGCCCTTGTGTTACAGTAATGGCTGCACAACTGGCCTGAGCACAGTTATGTGTTATAGAGTAAAACTGTTGAGTGCCGCCTGTTTGCGTAGCGGTAATTGAAGTAGCCCCACCGGTCAATGTAATATTAGCCATATGACCTACAGAGCCAGTCTGTGTAATGTCAACAGTCTTGGTACCGCCGCTGAGAGAAATTTCAGAATAATGATTTCCAGTACCACTTTGATTTACGGTTAAACTATTTGATGCATTATTCACTGTAGCTAATATACCTTTAGCACCACCGGTTCCGGATTGAGTTAAATTTGTAGTATTGCCATTTCCAGAAATAGTTAATTCTATATAATTAGTAGTGGTAGCCCCGGATGAAGATTGTGTTATAGTAGTTGTATTATTTGATCCTGTAAGATCAATTTCTGCATAATTTTTATTGCCTGTCTGTTGAACTGTGGCAACATTATAGCTTCCTATCTGTTCTACAATAACTCTATTTCCGTTTTGCTGTGACCATATATTGGCTCTATTGGCAAATCCTGTATTGGCAGCAAACGCATCTGTAGAGCAAGTTGAACTATTAGGACACGCTGGCGCAGTTGATCCTCCTGTAGTAGGAGCACTCGATCCAGCGTTAGGTGCGATAGGTCCAAAGGTTTGTCCGTTAAGGGTAGTAGAACCTTGTAAATCGTCGACTAACAAAATAGGACTCAATGCTGTGTCTCCAAGATTAAAACTTGAGAATCCTAATATGTAATCTCCGCTTACTGGAACAGTAATGGTCGCTAACTGCCAACCTGTTGATCCATAACTGTCTGTGGCATAGTTTCCTGTTCCGGGATTGGTAAATCCTAATAATGCATATCTCTTAGTTTCGTTGTTTAACACAGGTATTTTTGTCGGGTCACTAGAATGAATTAAAGTCATAATACTTCCATCATTAAATGGTGTATAGTCCGTACTCATATATTGCCAAGCGATGACATATGTTTTACCTGATTCAAGTGCAACAGTTCGTTTAGCCCACGAAGCATTAGTAGGTGAGCTGTTGCCTCCTAATCCAGTAAGATAATTTCTAATGTTAGTTATTTCTGTTGTAGTTAATCCTAATGAGGTCATAGCAGGATCAAAATTAGGACTGTCACCACCGGCTTGAATGACCATCATATACGTTCCGTATGGCGTAACTGACCAAGACTTGCCGCCGCCAGGTTGATAATTTGTCATTCCTTTTGATGTATTAACACCGTCGCCGTTATCGCTCCAGCCTGAGGTTTTTTCTGTGCCTGTACCGTTACTGATAGTCCAGTTAGCAGTAGTTCCTGATTCAAAACCTAAATTAGGGTTGTTGGTGTTAGGACTTACAGGTCCGCTGGAAGATGTCGGTGTTGATGTTTGAGAACTTGGTGTAACGGTAGCAGTTTGACCTGAACTCAAAGGAACTGTAGAGTAAGTTGCATCGGCATAGGTGTTGGCCTGAGCGATTGTAGGGTTAAGGGTACCAGTCCAAGACACACCCGATGTTCCACTCATACCACTACTACCGCTAAACAGTTGTCCTGTGTTATTGTCACTGCCTACAAAGAAAAAATAGTCAGGACCCATATTAACGATCTTACCGTTACCTAGTGTAGATTTAACATTGCCTGCGCTGTCATATTGTTTTGCTGTATAAGGATACGAACTGTTTCCACTCAATTCAAACTTTACATAGTCACCAGAAGCCCATTGCACTTGACCTGAAGTCCAGGGTATCTTGTAGGCCGTACCTGGCTGTTTGCTATAAATTTGGCAGGTGGTAGTATTCAGACACGAGTTAACATTCCATTGACTGTCTGCAATTTGATATTGTCCAAATTTGATATCAGTTAGGTCTGCGCGAACTGTCGTAGACAAAAAAATTAAAATAAGAAATAAAAGTTTTTTTATCTGTTCCATTGTCTTACCGTCACTACGTTACCATTAGCACCGCTACCGACTTGACGTTGACTAACGTCAACATTGTTGACTGAAATGTTATAGGTAGTTGTGTCAGTAGTTTCTAATGATCTAATGTGTATCACATTACCTCTTAAAGGATCAACGTGTTCGTACCAATTATATCCTTTTTCATTTCCGCAACTGGTAAATGGCCAACAAGGATTGCCTGCTGTCTGTTCAGTAGACCCAACCTTTGTTGTTCCTATTTCCCCAGATAGTGCTCTTTGTATATTCCTGTCCGAATTGCCTTCTCTATCTTTTCGTGCCACTTCGTCATTGTTATCTCTCGCTGCTTTTCTTTCGTCATCGTTAGCACGACTCCTATCTTTTCGTTCTTCTTTCTTTTGATCTCTTTCGGCAACAGCTTTAACTACCTGCTCGGGTTTCTTTAATGATCCTTCACCGTAGGCATTCATCACGCTAGGATCAACTTGAACAGGGGGCAAAGGAGATTCTTGATGACTAACAGCATAGGTAGCTAAAAATGGACTATCCATACTGACTTTTCCTGCAGTAGTAGTTACATCTATAGCACCACATACACAGTTTCCTGGTAATTCCACCCGTTGTGCATCACGATCGTCTTTACAACTAGGTAATAGTACTACAGTGCTTCTACCAAGTTCGTCTACGGTCATGGCAAAGTCTGTTCCTCTCACAGCTATGGCGGCTGTTGGAGTTTTTATATTAACGTTCTGAGCAGAATTTTTAGCTATAGCACCCGAAGCCATTCGGACTGTCCCTAACGCCACTTTCATAGAACTCTTAGAAGCTCCGCCTTTAGGATCATAGACAAAGTCATCTATAATAAGTTTACTGTTTTCAGTTATTTTTGCTGTGCTGTTATCTGAAAAAGTGATCGTGAGTTTTGTATTTGATCCGACACTGACAGTGTCATTTGATTCTATCACAGAATCTTTCGATGCTTTGATAGATTTACTACCTCTTTTAATTTCAACGGCTGTGCCCTGGAGCTCAGTTATTTTGCCTATGTTGGCTTGAGCCCCAGATGCAATCAATAATAGAACCAGCCATAAATGTTTCATTAGTTTCCTGTGGTTACAGTTACAGCATTGCTGTTACCAGTTGTGACTATGTTTACTGTTGTATTAACTGATCCGCTCTGTGTCACAGAATGTGTGTTAGAAGTTCCAGTTACAGCAGCCATTAATGAATGTCCTAGACCTGCACTGGCTCCTGCCATAGAGCTAGTGAATGTATTGCTGTCTCCTAGGATAGTGATACTGCTGGTAGAATTATTTGTTAATATAGACTGTGTAACAGTATTGTTATCTCCAGTAATACTCAACGTATTTGCAATGCTACTTCCTTTTATTGTGCTAGTAACAGTATTGCTGTCTCCAGCGATTGTCATAGTGCTAGTTACGTTGGTACAGGCTGTGGTACCATCGCCACAGGTAAAGGTTATTTGATTAGTATCACCTGTGACAGTTTTTGTAATCGTATTACCATTACCTACTACAGTATAATCTATGATGTTGCCATCGCCAGTTTGACTGGCTGTTAATGTGTTTGTGCTTCCGGTTATTTTACTTTGGTTATTAAGACCGCTGTTTCCTACTCGGTTGGTGCTGCCTACCTGAGTAATTGTTACAGTGTTAGAACTACCTGCTTGTTCTATATAAACTGTGTTGTTAGCGTATGCTCCTGAACCCCAAAACATAGCCGCCATAATGAAGGCCATTTTACCATAATTATTTTTAATCATTTTTCGCTCCTTGGTACTGTTATTGTTATTATTGTACCTTATTTTTTAAAGAATCCAACCCTATTTGGTTCTTTTTATTTTGTTTTAACTGATTCTCCTCCAGTATTTTTTCCGTCATCGGACTTAGGTACTGGGGGTGTCGCTTCGGATTCGATTTTGGATGTGGTGTTTTTTTGAACCAACTCATCTTTTTTCTCCTCTGATTTATAAGACCAATGGCCTTTCTTTTCTCCCTCACGAATCAATTCTATCACTGCTGCATGAATCGCTAATTGAATAGCCTTATTCATTGATTCGTTCGTGGCAGATCCTGTTTCTAATTCTAATGCTTTAGTGCCTGCTTCATAAAATCTTAAAACACCAGCCTTGTCTTGGAAACTGTAAACACTCTTAGAAATATTAACTACAGTTAGTACTTCACCGGTAGATACTGATACTGCTCTAAGACTAATTGTAACTTCGTCTTGTCTGTATTCTGTGCTAGCCCCAATGCCTAATAATCTAGCTCCGGAACCACCACTCATTGTGTTACTATCATAGCCTATGATACCACCTTCGAGTATCATTCCAGCGAACAACATAGGTGGTAAAGGTTGTGCTTTATCACCTTGATACAGTTCTCTCATCTGACGTATTAGTTGTCTTTCTTTGATAAGATTATCTAATCCGCCTCTTTCGAGAACTTTAAACCATTTACCGCTGCCTACTTCCTGTAGACTTTTCACAAGGTATGCATCTGCTCCTTGAGTCACAGCAGAGCTTAGACTTGCGATATTTTGACTAGCCTTACGTTGGCCAGTCATATCTCTAAAATTATAGACTGCTACAGGTATAGATCCGCTTTGAGGTTCTTTTAGATTTGATTCAGCTTTAAGAGCTGGTTTTGTTACTTTGGGATCATCGAAGCTACGAACAGCATTACCTACTGTTCCGCAACCTGCTAAAAATAATGCCAAAGCCAGGGGTGTTAATTTAATTAAGGTGCTAGCCATCCGAAATCTCCAATTGGTACTGTCATTGTTGTTACATTTCCGTTTTCATCTCTTATGGTAATCTCTATCAGACTACCTGCCTTGGTGTAGGTAATTGTACCACCGTTGAACGCAAATGTTCCGGATGCTTGGGTGCCTTGCCCCTCAAATAATTTTTCAGTGATTTGTCTTGCTAATTCGTTATAAACACGACTTTCTAAGTTTGCAACGAATTTGGCCATAGTCGTATTTTTAGCATCTTGTTCTGCTTTTAAAGCATCTGCTTTTTTTTCTGCAGCAATAGCTAATTTACGACTGAGTTCTTGACCGTAAATGGTCAATGCATGACTGGAATATCCTACTCCAGAAAATGATGGACTGTTGAATTGATGGACAAGTTCAGCAGACTGACTTGCCGTCGATAAGGATAAAAATATCCCTAAAGATACTAACGTTTTCTTCATCGGTTCGCTCCCGGTTACTAATTATTTAGTGAACCGGCCTAGAAAATTATAGTACGAGTTAAACCAACAGAATATACGCAATACCTAGATAGGTAAATTGATGAGCGAATTGATCTAAACCAAATTGATTCCAGAATTGTGGTTTAGTGTTGTCTTTGCATCCGTATTTTACTTTTACAAAATCTATTATGTAGTGTAAAATACCTTCTGAAAATGCAACAATTAAAATTGTAAAACCGGATAGAGGATGGATGAAATTAAATGCCAATAGAGCTACTAATGTATAGGCGACATGATCACTGCTGTGACTAATTCCAACAGGATCTAACCAAACTCCTTTTTTTACGGTCTGTAAATAAGTTTGGACTTTAAAATCTGCGTACCAGTGTTTAACCTGCAGAAATAATAAAAGTAGTAGTATTTCCATTTATGCTATTTATATAGCGTTTTTACTAAATTTCAGGAAAAAGGCAGTCCTGTATGAAAATCCTTACATCTTCCTGATTTAAACCTAAACTAGCCATAACTTTAGGAGTATGTGGATTCATTTTTTGATTTTGAGCGTAATAGTTTTGCTCAAAAGTAGCATCTGCTACTTTATTATTGGTTTCTCCTACTGTTTCTACGTAATGGTTTATTAGTATATGTGCTAGACTTTCAATTTGAGATAATTCAGACTCGTCGCTGACATTTCCAGCAGCTACCATATTTGAACTAAAAATACGCTGTGCCCAATCTGGAAGATCTCGTTTTTTGATCCAATCGTATCTACTGACTTCTTCGGCGAAGTATTGATTCATAGGGTGATTACGATCTGTGGTTGGACTATAATCTATGAAACAGCCTGTGATCTTATTTTTTCCTGCGATAACATCAAAACCAAAAATGGGCGCCGGGTTATGGATATGAGGAAATACACAACAGTGCATCATCCAGAGGCCCTTTGTGGATCGGGCATCGACTACGTCAATGTGAGCTCTACGATAATTACCACTAGTCCATACCCTGTTTACCCAACCCGGCTGATTGAAACGTTCCATCCCTGGTTCAAATGATTCGATCCCAGATTCGTTAAATTTTTTAGTTAATAGATTCTGTATCTCTATCAGTTTCGACCATACCGCAGACATTTAGTACCTATATGTTTCTAATTTATAAGGACCATCGACTTCAACATTAATGTATGCAGCCTGATTAACAGTTAAATTGGTTAACGTGGCACCAATCTGATCTAAATGCAATCTGGCAACCTTCTCATCTAACTTTTTAGGAAGTAGATATAGTTTTCCAATTTCGTATTTGTCAGGATTATTGAATAAATCGATCTGTGCTAATGCTTGATTAGTAAAACTGTTACTCATAACATAGCTAGGGTGACCGGTGGCACAACCTAGATTTACCAGTCTGCCTTTGGCTAGAACTATAATTCTTTTTCCGTCAGGAAAAATTACGTGATCGACCTGCGGTTTGATTTCATCCCATACGCAGTTTTTTAAACTAGCAATATCAATTTCACTGTCAAAATGTCCTATGTTGCACACAATAGAATTGTTTTTCATTCTAGACATATGATTGTAAGTTATGACATCTATGTTTCCTGTGGCTGTGACAAAAATGTCTGCTTTGTCTGCTGCATACTCCATGGTCACTACTTTATAACCTTCCATAGCAGCCTGCAACGCACAGATAGGATCAACTTCTGTAATCCATACTTGGGCCGACAGAGCTCGGAGAGACTGTGCAGAACCTTTGCCTACATCTCCATAGCCACATACTACCGCTATCTTGCCTGCTATCATTACATCAGTGGCTCTCTTGATTGAGTCAACTAGACTTTCGCGGCAACCGTATAAGTTATCGAATTTTGATTTCGTTACACTATCGTTGACATTGATAGCTCTGAGATGCAGTGTTCCTTTAGAAATCCTCTCCAACAGTTTATGGATGCCGGTTGTGGTTTCTTCAGTTACGCCTATGATATCTTTTAATAAATCGGGATACTTGTCGTGTACAAAGGCTGTTAGATCGTGACCGTCGTCTAAAAGCATATTTGGTTTCCAGTTATTTGGTCCTGATATTGTTTGTTCTATACACCACCAATATTCTTCTTCGGTCTCGCCTTTCCAAGCGAATACTGGAATACCTTTAGAAGCCAATGCTGCCGCTGCATGATCTTGTGTTGAAAAGATATTACAACTAGACCATCTTACCTCTGCTCCTAAATCTATAAGAGTTTCTATTAGAACAGCAGTCTGCACAGTCATATGTAGACTACCTGCGATTCTTGCTCCCTTTAGAGGAAACTTATTTTTATATTCTTTTTTAATCGCCATTAATCCGGGCATTTCTGTTTCGGCGATCGCTATTTCTTTTCTTCCCCAGTCAGCTAACTGTATGTCTGCGATTTTATAATCCATTTTATTCCTTATTCAAATCTTGCATAATTTTTATTGCCCATTCAAAGGCTACACGAGCTTCGTCACCTAAGTCATCTGTTAGCTCTGCACGTATCTGTTCCTTGAGTTTTTCTGGATCTTTAAACTTGTAAAAACGTCCTTGTCCAGGTACACGTTTGGCAATCATTTGGCCGCCATATAGATCTCCCATATGACGACAATAAAGATGTGCCTTGATAAGATGTTTTCTTTCTGGGTCATTGATCAGTTCTAACAGATAATTATGGTATCCGATAGTAGACGGTAACCATTTAAAATCGTGATCTTTTCCAGCTAGTTCGATAAAATCTTGATAGATCGGCCAGGTCCTTTCAATGTCCGGGAGGCTGGCAAAATTACCTAGTATTTTGTTACCCATTTCGATAGGTTGATAAACCAAAACCATTTGCCATAGGTAGTTGGCGTAGTCCTCTTTAGATATAGATCCGCTTAAAAGTTTTTTAGCAAACTCTGTACGTTCTGCATCTGAATGTAAATCTTTAGTTATTTCTCGTAAGCTCATAGTGTGTTATTTACACCTTAGAAATTTTCAACATTAATAATAAGAGATCTTTTTCACTATCGAATTTAATGAAAAAGGTATTGCTATTGTTTTTTTGATACTGCCATTTGATACCTAATTTTCCAAATGACTGTTCTATTGTTCTAATGAAATTTAATCTTCCTTGTTTTCCTAGAGTAGCTGCTGGAGTTCGATAATCTTTGATAAGTGCCCAGTGACCGAATCTTTTTGACCCTACATTCTGATAAGAAATTATTTTATAATTTTCCTGGATCATTCTCTTTCTAAATTAATCTGTAACGGAAATCCGTTCAATCTAGAAAGTTTAGTAGATTCTACTGATTTGTGCTCAGCTATTTCGTAATTAAAAACACCTACTACAGCGGAGCCAGTGTTGTGTATTTCTAGAGTGAGATCTTTAGCAGTATCTTCTCTATGTTTAAAAATCGAAGTTAACAACTCAATGACGAATTCCATAGGTGTTTGATCGTCATTTAAAAATACTACTTTCCATAAAGATGGAGGTTGCAGATTAACTTTAACTTTTTCTTCTGTTTTGATTTCTGTGCTCATTAGTTGCTCCGGTAATAGTAGGGGATTTCTCCCCCACTAATATTACTTAACCTCTACGATATCGATTACCTTAGGTTTGGCAGACTCTGGAATATTTCTTACCAATTTGATAGAAAGCATACCATTTTGTGTTTCTGCACCAACTACCTCAATATATTCTGCTAAAGGAAATTCCTTAACAAAATCACGAGTAGCTAGACCTCGATGTATGTATACCATATCAGTGCTTTCATTTGATGTTTGACTTTCGCCTTTGATGATCAGCACGTTGTCTTCTACGGTTACATTGATTTCGTCTTTCTTGAAACCAGTAACAGCGATTTGAATCTCATACTGATTCTCACCAGTTTTGAGAATGTTGTGTGGGGGATAATTGTTAGAAACGCTGTTAGCGAATCGTCTTTCCATTTGGTCAAACATAGTGTCGAAACCAATAAGTGCTCTATTAATGGCGTCTAGTCTTGCTAGTTGATTGTTCATAATAATCTCCTTATAAAGTAAGATGAACTGGGCTCTATGCCCTATTACTGACCCTCACCCGAGTGATCTGTAATTCTGTTTTCTGTTTCTTGAAGAGTTTCTTCTGCTATAAGTTTAGAAACTTCTTCAATTACAGATTGTTCTTGTTTTCTAAAGACAGTATCCCAATTAGAATCGAAAGTTTTTTTATCGACGCTATATGGACGCGGTCTACTACCTTTACCTGCCTCAGCCATTTTTATTCCTTCTTTTCTGTAAACGTAGCATCTACTACGTTATCATCGGATGGATTATTGCCGGTTGCTTCTTGAGCTGGCTGACTTTCTTTAGCCTGCTTTTTTTCTAACAGAGTTTTCATTGCCGGATAAACTTTGTTAAGTTCTTCTGTGATCTTATCTTTGTCGTCGCCCTTTGTGGCTTCTCCAACAGCATTGATAACATCCTCAAGTTGCTTAACTTCATCTTCAGTAAGTTCGCTACGATACTCTTCAAGATCTTTTTTAACTTCGTGCATCTGAGCTTCAGCTGAATTCTTAGTATCGATTAGTTCTCTAGCTTTCTTATCTGCTTCGGCATTAATCTCAGCATCTCGAATCATTTGTTCAATTTGTTCTTTGCTTAGACCGGAATCAGACTTGATGGTGATCTTATTTTCTTTGCCTGTATTTTTATCTTTGGCAGAGATATTCATGATGCCATTGGCATCAACATCGAAAGTAACTTCGATCTGCGGAAGTCCTCTACGGGCCGGAGCAATGCCTTCTAGATTGAATTCGCCTAACAGTTTATTGTGTTGAACGAGTTCTCTTTCTCCCTGGACCACTTTGATAGTCACGGCAGGCTGATTATCTTCAGCCGTGCTGAATGTCTGACTTGCTTTGGTAGGAATCGTAGTGTTCTTTTGAACCAGTTTAGTCATTACTCCGCCTAACGTTTCGATACCTAAACTCAGAGGAGTAACGTCAAGTAACAATACGTCATTGCGATCGCCGCCCAACACAGCACCTTGGATAGCAGCACCAACTGCTACTGCTTCGTCTGGGTTTACATCTTTGCGTGGTGCCTTACCGAAAAGTTTCTCAACTTCTTCTTGCACTTTAGGCATACGTGTCTGACCGCCAACAAGAATAACTTCGTCAATGTCAGCAGCAGTAACACCTGCGTCTTGCATAGCGATGCGGCAAGGAGCCAGTGAACGATTAATAAGATCTTCGACCAGGCTTTCTAATTTTGCCTTTGTTAATTTTACTACTAGATGCTTAGGACCACTTGCATCGGCTGTGATGTAAGGTAAGTTAACTTCTGTCTGTGTGCTGTTTGATAATTCAATTTTGGCTTTTTCAGCAGAGTCTTTTAAACGCTGAAGAGCTAATACATCTTTAGTTAAATCAACGCCTTGTTCTTTCTTGAACTCCTCGACCAAGTAGTCCATAATGCGTTGATCGAAGTCTTCACCACCTAGGAATGTGTCGCCATTCGTTGACAATACTTCAATTTGTTTGTCGCCATCTACATTCGCGATTTCAATGATCGATACATCGAAAGTACCGCCACCAAGATCGTAAACAGCAATTTTTCTGTCAGCTTTATCTTGCTTATCAACACCATAGGCCAATGCAGCCGCTGTTGGTTCGTTGATGATACGCAGAACTTCTAAACCTGCGATCTGTCCCGCATCTTTGGTTGCTTGACGTTGTTGATCGTTAAAGTAAGCAGGCACAGTGATCACTGCTTTAGTTACTTCTTGACCAAGATAATCTTCTGCGGTCTTTTTCATTTTACGAAGAACTTCTGCAGAAATCTGTGGAGGTGCCAATTCTTTGCCCTGTGCTCTAACCCATGCATCGCCGTTTTTACTTTCCATAATTTCGTATGGCATCAGGTCGATGTCTTTTTGTACAGCCTGTTCTTTAAACTTACGTCCAATCAATCGCTTGGCTGCATAAATTGTATTTTTGGGGTTAGTGATCGACTGTCTTTTCGCCGATGCACCTACAAGGATTTCGTCGTTGGCATAGGCAACGATACTAGGTGTAGTACGAGTACCTTCTGAATTTTCAATAACTTTGGAAGTTCCATTCTCGACGATAGCCACGCAGGAATTGGTGGTGCCGAGGTCAATACCGATGATCTTAGACATACATATCTCCTTATAAAGTAAGATCTATTTGGGCTCTATGCCCTGTAAATTGCCCTATGGTACAATTTACGATTTTATTTATCTCTGGTTAGCTAGCGGCATAAACAATTTACCGTTTAGCCCGGAACTAGCAGTTCTTAGAGATTTAAAAACATTCTGTACTCCTACAGCCTGATTCCACGCATCTTCTAAGGCGTGATGCTTGAGTACCGGAGGACGCTTTGGGTCTATTCCGAGATCAAATAATGTGCGGGTATCACGAACTTCCCAAAATGACCAAGGAACAGCTTTACCAATTTTACGAAATAAATTTTCGCAGATAATCACATCAAAGCCGGCACCGTGACTCCAAACACGTTTGGCGCCCCAACAGAACTTATAAAGTTGAGTCATTGCATCAACAATATCAATCCTGTTGTTAGGATCAAACGCTTCGTCTTGAGCAGCCTGACTTTGACTTGCCCACCAATCGAGTGTTGCCTGACTAACTGTACAACCTAAACGATCACAACTGTCTAGATCAACCCTAACGTAAAATTTTTCGCAGGTAGGATCTTTTAAATCATCTCCGAAAGGATCAAATTTTACTGCTCCAATAGTTAAAATAGTAGCAGTTGGGAGAACATCTAGAGTCTCCATATCAATCATTATATCTGTAAGCATTATATTATTATAAATTCTTTCTATTAAGATGTCAATGTTATTTTACAAATATATCGTTGATCTGTCTGTTCACACGAATAAATGTGGTACATTTGGATAATTGTTTTAGACTAGGAGCTCCGACATAGGTACAGGTACTGCGTAAACCACCTAAAAGATCTAATACAGTATTCTGCACCGGACCTTTGTATTTTACTTCTACAGTGCGTCCTTCTGAACTACGATATTCAGCAACACCTCCACTGTGTTTATTCATAGCAGTGTCTGAACTCATTCCGTAAAATGTTACTTTGCCGTCTTTGATTTCGCCACCGCCTTCGTCGTGTCCTGACAGCATACCGCCTAGCATTACAAAGTCCGCGCCAGCGCCGAAAGCCTTAGCAACATCACCAGGGCAAACACATCCACCATCAGCAATAATATGAGCGCCAAGACCGTGAGCGGCATCGGCACACTCAATGATAGCACTAAGCTGTGGGTAGCCCACACCAGTTTGGATACGAGTAGTACAAACGCTACCAGGGCCAATGCCCACTTTAATAATATCTGCGCCACGTAAAATTAACTCCTGTGTCATATCTGCGGTAACCACATTACCGGCGATAATAGTTATGTGAGGATATGCTTGTCTAACTTTAGAAACATATTCTCCAAAATGTTCACTGTATCCGTTAGCTACATCGATACAGACGAAATGAATTTCTGGATAAGAATTTACTATCTGTCTTAGTTTAAGAAAATCTTTGTCACTGGTTCCTGTGCTGACGGCAAAATAATTTCCGCCAAACTTACCTGTTAGATCAAAAAGATCGTCTTCAGCATAGCTCTTAACCAGACAAGTAAACATCTGATGTTTATACAATTTTCGAGCCATATCTATTGTACCCACACCGTCCATATTGGAAGCCATGATAGGTACACCGGTCCATTCAAAGCCACTGTGTCTAAATTTATATGTTCTTGTAAGATCTACTTCTTTGCGACTACTTAGAGTAGAACGCTTTGGTCTGATGAGCACATCACGGAAGTCTAGCTTGACTTCATCTTCGATACGCATTTGATACCTTTCTTAGAAAAGTTTTGGAGGAAGTTGTTGCGAACGTAGTTGTTTGCGCCAACGTGCTTTCGCAGCACCTTTCTTACGCTTACGTTCTGTGGTTGGTTTTTCGTAGAATTCTTTTTTACGTAGGGTATCTAGAATTCCCGATTCTTCTACTTTTTTCTTAAAACGTCTTAGAGCCTGATTGATGTTTTCATGCTCTTTTACAAATACTTTTGAACCTTTGATAATATCCATATTTTTATAATGTCGAATTTAAAATTTTTGTAACATCGTCTGCATTGTATATATTCCTGTTATTGATCGGCGATAAATTTTTTAATGTTCCAAAATAATAAGAATATTTTTGTGCGGACATATAACCTATTATAATATCATTTTCACTATCTGCATTAAAAATTATTATATCACTTTTGTGTTTTTTATCCAATAACCAATCTACAGAATCTCCTGATCTCCAAATATACGAAACAATGCTACTGAATCCATCTGACTGTGCTAAAGAATCAGAAACTATTTGATTTTGGTCTGTATTGAGATCTACTAGTAATAATCTTAGACCGTCTACTTGGATGTCATCTGGGTCTGTAACTAATATAACACTGTCTGTCATTTTTTGCTTTCTTGTATCCGACTCCAAATGGTATTTTCATTTTGTTCGGCATTTTGTTTATATCCGCTCAGAGTTCCTTGGATTTCTTCACCTGTTGAAGGCCTTCCCTCTCCATCCAAGTCACTACCTTTTTTTTTAGAAGTTTGCTTTTCAAGTTGTTCTTTGGCCCACTTGGCTGCTTCTATGGCAGCTTCGTCTTCTGCATTAACGAAGTCTGGTTTAGCTTCAAGATATTCTTCCCAGGGTAATCTATCGATCACACCTTTTTCAAAAAGTTTTCTTTGCATTTTTAAAGAACTTTCAGGATTTGCAGATTTCCATCTCGCCATTGCTTCTTTTTCTGAATGGGCAGCGTTCTCTAAAATTTCGTTATCTTCTATTTCTTTTTCTTCTTCGACTGCTTTTTCAGCTTCTTCTAACATCTTGTTCCACTTGTCAAGATTGGATTCTTTCTCTTCTAGAGATTCGATTTCTTCTTCGGGTTCTGGTTTCTTATCTTCCCAGGGCTTACCTTCCGGATATACGTCGTTATCATCGGCTAGAAATTTAAAATCATCGTCTTTGGTTTCTTCTTTGATTTCTGCAACAGGAAACGGCCAGGGAGAATGTACATAACTACTTTCTTCTACTGGCTCAGACGCACTATTCAATTCGTGTATGTCGCTGGCCATTTCCTCGCCAGACAGGTCATTTAATGTTTTTTCTGAATTCTGTTCTTCTTCTTGTTTACGGAACCATTGAAAACTATATTGGCTTGCCAACAACAAAATAACTGCCAGTGGGTCGAATACCGAAACAATAATGATGATGACCCAAGTGACAGCTTTCTCTAGGATGTTAGCATCAGGATTGTCACCGTAGATAAAATTAGCAATATATTTTATTGGTCCAACTTCGGCTTCGACTTTGCGGACTTCTGCGGCGATAGGGGCTCGTTCTTCGTTGAGTTTAGCAATAGTACTCTGTGACCTAGAAATATCGTTTTGGAGTCTAGTTCGTTCTGCTTGTTGTTGTCTGCGGATTTGAACTGCACGTTCTGCACCGCGGTCGTCGGTGCTGCGACTGAGCCTTTCATTAACTTGAGAATCCATTTGAGTAAGTGCTTTACGAGCCGCATCGATATTCTCCCGTTCAGTTTTAATCTTTTCGTCATAGACGGCGATCTTAGCCATTACATCGCCCGAAACTAAACCAGCATCACTGTGTGCTTTGCTTAAGAATCCAAAGATACCCATACTGGTGATGAGCATCAGAATAGCAATGGCTATTAATAGATATGTTTTTAAAAACCTAGGGGCTATCGACCAATTTTGTTTTAGCCAAACTGTAGCAGATAATTTGCCTACTTCTAATACCACTCCCATAACCATAATCGGTATGGCAGCGGCAGCAAAGATGCTGACTAGGCCTGCTACAGAATAATAAATGGCCACGGCGGAAATTGATAATCCGCTGAGTAATGCCGACCAGGCTATAATTTTATCGCTAATATTGGTTTTCATTGAATTAATATTTATCGACCAACCATCTCCAATTATTATGCGCATTTTCAAAACAGGCAGTCTGCGTCATAACCTTTTCTGTATCATATGCAATAACCTGCATATGAATTCTCCTACAGTATCCAGAACCAGTAGGCCACGTCATTACAGGCACTGCTAGACCACTGGCCCTATTCTGATACCATTTAACTGTTTGTCCGTTTTCTGCAAACATCACTGCGTGTGTCACAGCTTGATTATGAGCCGCTTTTTCTTGGGGGTCTAGGGTTTTAAACCAACCAAAAGAAAAATCCATCATATGATTTGCAAAGTCGCCGCCGCGATAGTTAAAAAATCTTGGATTATCAACATCGCTGGCAGCGGCATCTATACTACTGAACAACATGACCAATGGTATTAACAATTTCCCAGCTACCGTCAGGTTTCTGGCAGCTGATTCCTTTGCGTTGAACATTGCGTCCTCCAATCTGCATCCAATATGAAAATTCGCCACAGTTAGGAGACATTCCTAGTCTTTTGGAAGTAAGACGTTCAATCTGATCGTCAGTACATTCTACTCGGACACGACTGTTAACCTGTTCTCTATTTTCAGTTTCAATAGTTTGATAGGTATAACAATATTGTGGCTTTTCTGCTACTACCTTAGGGGCCGAACTACAGCCTGCCGCTATTAATGAAACGGCTACGATAGCCGCTCTCATTATCGGGAAGCTTTCTGCTCTTTGGCTTCAGAGATCAACTGATCGAAAACAGACTTAGGCATCTTAAGACGAACGAATGTATAATGACGACCATTCATTGTAAAATGTCCTACTTCGCGGTTGATGTGTTCACGAATAGTAGTATCCCTTACAACATAAGAAATTTTAGTATAAGTCTTTTTCTTATCGTTGTCGAAGACGATTTCGGTGTTGCTGTTAACTTCACTATTAATGCGTTTAGCGAAGTTATTCATAGCGATTGCGTACATCTGTTCTTCAGCGGCCTGTGCATGAATTGATTCACCGGCGCCGCAGGCGTATGCAAATTCTTTTGACCACCAGAACCATCCTTCGGTTCCTGCTTGCGCACAGTCCTGATACCAACTAGGTTGAGCATAGGTCTTGCGTTCTTCAATGCCTTTCATTGATGAGCAGCCAGTAATAGCCGCGGCCATCAAACCAACTACTAATGCCTTTTTCATATTTGCCTTTCTGTTTGCGGATTACAACAGTAATAATTGTAACAGGACCCAGAGGTCCTGTCAACAGTTCAAATTACCAATTTATTTGAAGAAGATCAATGCCATCATAATAGCTTGAATTATAAATCCAAAACCTATAGTGATAACATTCAGCATATCTTTTTGGATTGCGGCTTTGACAAACAACAGAGAAAGCCCGCCCCAAACCAAGAGAACCAAATCTACAGCAGGTAATCGATCAGTTAAACCAGCCATAACTGCTAGTAAACTAGGCATGGTGCTGGCGTGTAGTATGATCACAGCCAACCAGCCAAAAGTTTCGGCAGAAATGTGACTGATCTTGTTTTGAACGAAATCCTTAAAATCTTTTAGTTCAAAGTTTGGCATATTGTTCCCTTTCTTTTCCTCGATAAAAAATGTGTTGGCCGATCTTACCTATCTTTTCGAGAGGCCATCTCGGATTGACATAGGTGGCATGATAATATAAAGCATCTTTGAGAATGTCCAATCGGAAGTTCTCCAAAAGAACTTTTTTAGCAACAGCGTAACTTTCATTGTAAGCCTCCTTGTTCACTGGTCTTGTTCTGGCAGCAGAATCGCAATGCCAACTAAATTGACAAATGACTTTTTCCATCACTACCGTTTTCTGATGCACAACTCCGCAGACATCTTTGGGGAAGGCCGGGTGAGCTACTCTGTTGAGAGTGACTTGTGCTACAGCTACTTTTCCTTCAAAAGGCTCGTAGCCAGCTTCGCGATAGATATTCATCGCTAGGCATTCTAATTGGCGTTCCCTAGTTTTGATAGAAACAACGTCTTGAGAATACAGAGCATTGTTTTCTTTTAATTTTTCAAATTTATTTTGGGTAAGCGCACTCAAACTGTAGGCAAGAAAAAACAAGCCTATAATACAGGTTAAAAACTTAATTGACTTTTCCATAAGTCCTCCTTTCATTTGGTGTCACGATTAACTGCGACATTACATTAAGGGAGTAAACTTCACGAGGCTCTTGAAAGAACCCTGGGTTCGTGTAGTTTGTCTCCATCGGACGCACAATCTCATAACTTGTGTGCCTTTGGAGCCTTGACCGCCCGAATCTCACGGGTTTCTCATAGGCCAAGACTCGCGGATCCTTTTCTGCTTTTGACATACTTTGGACCTACTATCTTAGTTTCTTTGCGAAACGTATAATATATAGTTCATCTTTCATATTATAGCACGAAAACCGGCGATTATCGACGCATTTTGGCGATATCTACCGCCTGCTCGTCCGAAAAGATTGGAACTGCATTACTCTTATGCATAGTACCAATACCTTTAATCTTATCACCGGTATAGACTTTTTGCTCTGGTTTAGTACAAGGGCCACCAGTAAATGGTAGGCTAGGGATCTTAGGTTGATCAGATCCTCTGTAAAATGGTGCGGGAGTTGACAGAGTCGGAGCAGACATAGCACGTTTCTTACGCTTTTCTTGTTGCTCGATACCCCATTTTTTCAATAAGTCGTTCCAATTTTCTTCCAATTGTCTAGCCTTTCGTGCTTCATCTGCATTGCGAAACTTACGTTTGCCTTTTTTCTTTCCCGTAGTTGAAAGCCACGGACCTTCCAAATGCATACTCAAAATAAGCCTCCAAAACTGTTACTGATGTATTACTATAACATCTTTGCAATAGACTGTCAAGAAAAACCCGCCTAGGGCGGGTCTTTTGGTTTTTTGATCTATGTATTAGCGATTAGCGATATACATAGTGATCTCAAAACCGTAACGCATTTCAGTAGCTTCTGGTTTGGTCCACATAATGTTTCTCCTTTTTTACATCATTAAAAACATACTTGCATCAGTATGTATCTATATTATATGATAAAAACTACCAGAAAACCATAGTGAAATTCATTAAATTATACTAATCAAATTGTTTTTGAAAATCTTCCAGCAATTTTCCCAAGTCCATTTTTCTGCAGTCTCTCTGACTCTTTCTCTATTATAATTGGCTGCTATACGAATACTAAGAGATAGATTTTCGCTCATATGTCCATTCACGCCTTGTTCCAAAATATCAATAGGACCAGGAACTGGATATGCGGCCACTGGTGTACCTAGACTAAGGCTTTCTATAATGACGATACCAAATGTATCTGTTCGGCTAGGGAAGCAAAATACATCTGCTTGTGCGTAGCAGTCTGCCAAATCGCTACCCGATTTATATCCCAGAAACTTTACTCTAGAATATTTTTTTTCTAACTCATTTCGGTAAGGGCCGTCCCCAACAATGGTTATATCAAACTCATTTTCTAAACGACACAGCTCATCTAGATTTTTTTCTTTGCTAACACGACCTACATATAGAACAGAAAGATTCAGATGAAGATACTTATGATGACTCCATTTAATGCTAGTTGATAGTGTTTCTCGATCTACTCCCCTGGTCCAAGAAACGATATCACCTTTAAATCCGTGTGATTTTAAATCGTCAACCATTGTATCAGTCGTAGTCAGTACTTTGCCGCTGTGTTTATGAAACCATCGAACATACCAATAAGTCCAACTTATGGGTATCTTGTATATTTCGTTTAAAAATTCAGGAAATTTAGTATGGTAACTAGTATTGTAACGATAGCCGCGTTGGTCAAGATAAAGTCTAGCACACAGACCAACAGGACCCTCGGTGGCGATATGTATATAATCCGGAGATATCTCCTCAATCTTCTTGCCGATCTTCCTAGGAAGGCTAAGTTTAACTTCAGGGTAGCCTGGGCAACTAAAATGTAAGAACTCCCTGGGATCAAGGTATAAAAGGCTATACCCGTCCAAAACAGCGTGTTTCTCAATACTCTTGAAGGTCGTAACAACGCCATTGATCTGCTCCGGTAAATTATCAGTGATGACTAAGATTGTTTTATGCATCTTCCCTCTACTCGAAAACTTTCAAACTTTAACCAATAGGTCATACTTTGTAACACCTGTTCACATTGTTGCTGTGTTTGGAACTGTAGGGTTATTCTTCCCGGTATGTCGTTTGGGTTGTTTGTGTGAACTGCTATCAATATCATCAACCACATCATCTCGCTCCTTAGTCCACGTTACTATTTCCCAACGGCCGTCCCAATGTTCAACTAATGCTGTACAACTTTCGACCCAGTCACCGTCGTTCATATATGTGACACCGTTGATTTCTTTAATCTCTGCGTGATGTATGTGTCCGCAGATAACGCCATCAAAGCCACGCTTCTTACAGTAGTTGGCTAAGTTCTCTTCAAATTTGAATACGAAGTCTACTGCTTTTTTAACTTTGTACTTAAGAAACTTGCTAAGGCTAAAGTACCCAAAACCCATACGGCGACGAATCCAATTAAATTTACTGTTGAGGTTAAGAACAACGTCATATGCTTTATCTCCTAAGAATGCTATCCAAGGTGCTAGGCGGGTGATGCCATCAAACAGGTCTCCGTGTACAACTAGATAGTGTTTGCCGTCTGCGCCTATATGTTCTACTTGATTATGTATTTCTATTAGACCAAAATTGAAACCATATGGTATCATTGGTCTTAAAAATTCATCGTGATTGCCTGCTATGAATACAACTCGTGTGCCACGTTTAGCGTGTCCTAGTACTCTGCGTACCACGTTAGTATGACTTTGTTTCCATCGCCATTTGTTTTGTTGTATCTTCCAAGCATCAATTATATCACCTACAAGATAAAGAGTGTCGCAGGTGTTGTGTTTAAGAAAGTTGTTGAGATGCTCGGCCTTACAATCTTTGGTGCCGAGATGTACGTCGGAAATAAAAATGGAACGGTAAGTTCGCTGCATAGCAGTATTTACCGTTCCTTGGTGTGTGTAATATTACAGATCAGTTACAAATAATTAAATTTGAACTACGGTCCATCGGTGTGTAAAATGCTTACCTTCGGCCTTGCGTTTCAAGATTTTTTGGAACTCGTGTTTCTTAAGCTCTGCCATCTTCTTGGCGTCGTGGTCGAAGCAAGCCTTATACAGTTCCGCTATGAGCTTTTTCTGTCGCATAGTCTTGCCCCTCCTTGTAATTTATTTATTAACTGTTTAACACCTTAGCAACACTGTTCATTACAGCAGCGATGCGTCCAATGTCTCTCAACTGATCAACTGAATAACCTTCTGCCTTTAGTGTGTCGAAATGTGCCTTCACACAGAAATGACATTTGCCTACGATACTGGCTGCTAAACTATATGCCTCAAATCTTGCCTTTGTAGTACCGCCGTGACTGGCAATAGCATTCATACGCAGTTGTGGCGGGATGCCTTCTAGAGCACCGCCTACCATTTCAACATATGGATACCAAACGTTGTTCTGCGCCATGATAGCCGATGCTGTCAATGCTGCGTCACGTTCTCTGAGATCTTCAATGCCACTAGATACAAATGTTACTAACTTACCGTTGCCTGTGGACATTGCGGCTGCTAAGGCACACCCTTGAGCTTCTATTGCATCTAATGTGCTACGGTTTATAACCGCGTCAAGGTTTAGTCTAGTGTCCTTAGCGTATTCCGGGAGTGCCTCTTTGATTTGTTCTACCCAACTCATTGTGTGTCTCCTTGTGTTTTCTTAGCGATCGCTTTGTATCCTTTATATGTAGGATGCACACCATCTGCACTTATTTCGTGATCCCTAGAGTCAATGACGACATCGTGATATTTCTCAGCGATTTTTTGTACGTTGGCTCTCTTGGTATCTTTGATAGCAGGAAGGATCCAATAGACCCTGTCCGCTTTTACTAAATGCCTTAAAGTGTGTAGTTCCTCATAGGTATTGATACTTTTATAGTCGTTTGACCCTAGGCTGATAATCACAGTCTTTGCTTCTTTGTAATTAGTACCGGTGTATAGGATATGACGATTAACATAGTCATAACTATTGATACCACTCTTAGCATAGGTCACACATTCTTTACGGATCTGTCCCACTCCAACTGCAAGGCTATCGCCTAAAATCAAACATTCTAACATAATATTGTTCCCTTAGAGAGTCTCGCCACCAACTGTACGGTTACAAGCACATAGCTCGCCAGTTTGTAACGCATCCAATACACGAAGTGTTTCTTCTGGTGAGCGACCAACGTTCAAGTTGTTGACGGTAACGTGTTGGATAACGTTGTCTGGATCAACAATGAATGTGGCACGAAGTGCAGCACCTGCTGGAGCATAGAACACGCCGAGCTGATTAATCAGGCTTAGATCTTCCATGGTGTTGTCATTCCAACGCTGCGTATCTGCAAACTGTGTATGCGTGATCTTTTGTAGATCTGGGTGTGCCTTTTGCCAGCTGACTTTACAGAACTCGTTGTCTGTTGAACCTGTGAGCAGTACTGCATCACGGTCGGCAAAGTCGCCGGCTAGTTTGTCGTAGGCTACAATTTCTGTAGGGCAAACGAATGTAAAGTCCTTTGGGTAGTAAACGATTACTTTCCACTTACCTTCAAAACTTTGGTCTGTAATGTCAAAGAACGCATCTTCTGGTTGACCAGGCTTGACACCTGTTACTGCGAATTTTTCTAATTTATCACCAACTGTTTTCATATCTTCTCCTTGTGTGTGTTTGAAAACTTCAATAACTCTGTATTGTATGTGTATATTATATATCCTATTAAAATGCAAAATCAATAGATTTTTTCTAAATATTTTTTTATGACGATCATAGGAAAAATCAATAACGAAAAGAAAGCGGCCCGAAGGCCGCTTTACTATTTTGGTTGACAAGGCATAGTTGCCCCGGAGTGGCAGTTTCTTAGGCTGCTAGAGCGAATCTACCTTCATTAGCTGCACCAACGGTGTTGCCTGTGAAGTTCAATGCGCCAAACTCAAATGTATCTGCGTTTGCATTTACGTTTTTTGCTTCTGCGACCGGGTTACTCCAATCCTACGGGTTCTGCTTTCCCGAGCTGTCCACTCTGTTACTCTTTGCCCTGTCGAAACCATGTACACCCCCAACGCAGGATACTTTTAAAATATCCTCCGGTGGAGGTGGGGAGATTCGAACTCCCGTCCAGAACACTTTTCTCTTTGCTTCATACAGCAATAACTTTTATTTAATCCAACCTATCTTTTCGCCAGCATCTTTGCGACGATCATGTTCTTCTGGAGTATTTGGATATCTCCAGGCCCAAACAGCGACCAATGCCATAAACACTGCTGTTGAAATAATACCGATAAGTTTTACCCCACCTGTCCACATTAGTATAAGGCTTAATGACATCATTGTCAACATCAAATAACGTAGTTTTTGAGGAAAAACTCTTTTTTCGCTCCAATTGGTTAAAAATGGTCCGAAAATCTTATGATTGTAAATCCAACGATGCATACGCTCACTGCCCTTAGAAAAACAATAAGCTGAAAATACAATAAACGGGCTGTAAGGAATTCCAGGTGTGATCAATCCGATATAGGCCAGTCCTAAACTAATAAATCCTAAAACATTCCAAAATAATTTTTTCATTTTTATCCCGCAAATACATCTGATGAACCTGTCGCAGCGTGTCCGCAACTGGCTGTGTCTCCTGCTCGGCATACCGGTATATTATGAGCGAAAACAGTTCCGCTAGCACCTACCATAACAGGGCCGCTGTGAGGTGATCTTCCGTGACCAGATATGGCCGCTCCCTTAACTACTATAGGTGCATTATTGACAAAGACCGTAGGTGCAAGATTACCGACTATGGTACCTCCTGCTTGATCTACCCCTACTCTTGAGATTCCTGGCATATTAAAAAACCGTTGGTAAAGAACTAACTTTATCTTTGTATTGATTAAATTTGGCCAATGCTTCTGCTACTTTTTCAGCCGATATATTGTTTGTCTCTTCCAGTATTTTACCTTCTTCGATGAAGAGTTTATACAATGATAAAAGTCCTACCCATTCCCAAGGTCCTACAAAATGTACTCCTGTACCTTCAGCAAGTTCTTTAACTTTTTTCTGATAAGTTTCAATAGCTGTTAGTTTTGTGGCTATAGTTGTTTGTTGGGTAGCTATAGTTGTTTGTTGGGTAGCCATGCTTTCTACAGCAGTTTTTATAGCAGTAGAATTCGTTGCTAGGGTTTCTAAAGCTGTAGCTATTCTATCATAATACAAAGTGTAATCTATGGCTACCGCTACGCCTTCGCTGACACTTTCTCCAGTTACTACTGGTCTACTGTTTGGGTTGACTAATGTAATTGCCATTTAATTACCTCATCGCTATACCAGTTGTCCCTGATAGATATTGATCTGAGAATTCTTTGTCAGATGCTTCTATAACGACCACAGTTGATTTATTCATTTTAATTTCTTTATCGGGGCTAACAGTAAAAAGATAAGGCACCATCCCTATGCCCTTAGGACTCATGCTGAGAACTAACGGCTTAGATAGCTTATAATGCATCGGACCGTCTTCTACTAACTTTGCTACTAATTCTTCTCCGCTGGTGAGTTTTAGAGTGACCACTTCACCTATTGCCACGCCTTTGTCAATTAACATTCTATTTTCCTATTTTAATACCCGGTACCGTTAAATCCGGTTTCGTCGATATATTTTCTTAATTCTGTGAATCCGCCAATTACATTGCCATTGATGATAATTTGCGGTACTGTTCGAGCTGTAGGCACTTCTTCGAGCAATTCTTCTTTGGTGTATCCGTCGCCAATTTTCTTTTCTACAAATCGTATGTTACGTTGTCCCAATAATGCTTTGGCTTGATCACAGTGGGTACAGTTATATTTGCTCCAAACTACTACTTCCATTTTTATTTCCTTTCAACTTGAGTAAATCACGGAACCCTTGTTATCAGTCACTCTGACTAACAAGGCTCCCATATTCTTTCTATTTAATGCCGCCTGTATAGCAGCAGCTTCATTTCCATAAGAACCAATAGTAGTCCAAGACTCATAAGGACTTTTATTTTTAAACTGTGCTTTGTACATAATTATAGTTCCGGCAAAGACTCGTAGTCTATAGCATCTCCCATAACACCTATAATGTAATTAGTCGATTCGTTCTCTTGTAACGCAGTTTGTTTCTTTGAAGTATCGCTGTGTTTATTGAACCAAGGAATTGGATTGGTTTTAGGTGCAGGGTAAGAATATTTTATACCAATTTCTTTCAGTGCATTGGCCGCAGTAAAATCTACGAAATCTTTCAAAATGTTTGCATTCAAGCCAATGACAGGGCCTTTCTTGAATAGATAATCAGCCCATTCTTTTTCTTCTCGAATCACACCTAAATACATCTGATAAACTTCTTGTTCGCATTCTTGTTTGGCTTTGACAAATCTAGGATCTTCTTTAACTACTTGATTAATCAAGTAGGCTGTCCATCCTTTGTGTAGTAATTCATCTTGTAGGATCAAGCTGATGATGTTGCCGTTGCCGATAAAGATCTTATTCTCTACCATTGCTAACGATGTAGCGAATGATACCATAAAGCGGAATGCCTCTAAAGCGTAACTGGCATTCAGTGCTAGCCAGATTGCTTTGATGTGTTCGAATTCATCAAATTTTTCTCCTAGCTCTTTACGACAGTTGATCATATGCAATCGATCATAGTAATAGCCTACACTACTTGCCATCTCAACGATTTCTTTAGTGTCGTGGATTGTGTTGAACACTTCCTTAGGCACGTTATAGATGTTACGGATGATGTGACTGTAACTGCGACTGTGAATGTTGGTTTCGAAGAATGTCCAATTGTAGACTAATGCTTCTAATTCTGGCAGGCCCACGACTGGTGTAAAGATCTGACTTGGTCCACGCCCTTGCAGACTGTCAAGAGCAGTTTGACGTAGTAGGTTACTGGTGAAGATATGTTTAACTGCATCTGATGCATCCTTAAAGTCTTGTGAATCTTTAGTTAGACTAATCTCTTCAGGCACCCAAAAGAATCCCCTAGCAGTCTTTTCAAAATCTACAATTTTGTTATATTTTACTTCTTCAAATCGTTGAATGGTAACTGGACCTGCAGGGTCTAGAAACATCTTACGATTTGAGTAATCGGTTTTGGTTGATAGGTTATATTGTTGTTTGCTCATAATTATAATTTACACGCTTCGCAATCTTCTATTTCTTCTTCTGGGTGAAATCCGTTCATTTGAATTAATTCTTCGGCGGGTTCATTAGATGTTTTGCTTCCTGCCTTGTTGATCAAACTATAGTAAAAAGTTTTGATACCCCACTTATGTGCCTGCATAAGATTTTTAACAATTAATGTAGTAGAAACCTTACGATCTGGAAAATGTGCAGGGTTGTAGAAAGTGTTTGTTGAAATACTTTGATCAACATATGCAGCTAAGACAGCAGCAGTCTTTAAATATCCTGCACAGTCAGTTTGTTCCCACATAAGTTGATATTTGTTTTTTAATCGATTATATTCTGGAACTACCTGTGTAAAACTTCCGGCCTTGCTTTCTTTAGTTGATATAAGACTCATAGGCATTTCAATGCCATTTGTAGAATTAATAACAACACTACTAGACTCAACTGGAGCGATAGCCATAAGAGTAGCATTTCGTACACCATATTGCTTCATCTCCTCACGTAAATGTTCCCAATCGAGTTCAGGAGTAAAGTCAGCAAGTTCATTAACACCGTTGGCTCGAAGTTCCCAAGGAAAGATTCCCTGTCCGTAACGAGTTTTGGCACTGTCTACGCAAGCCCCTCGTTCTTTTGCCAGCTCTACTGTGGCTTCGGTTAGATAAAATGCCTGGTGTTCCATCCAAGATTTTACTTCGGCTAGAGCATCAGCTTCTCCATATTTCAGACCACGTTTGGCGTGCCAGTAGGCTAGATTGGTCACTCCTATGCCCAGTGGCTGTATCTCATCGTTACTGAGTTTGCTCTGTATCGATAAGAAGTCTTGATAATCAAGGATGTTACACAAGCTACGCTGTAGAATCCTTGCGGCCCTACGCATATCTTCTGGGTTCCGGAACGCACCCCAGTTGAGAGATCCCAGTGTACATAACGCTATGCGACCATCAGCATCGTCAAGTCTTTTAAAGGGACGTGTGGGTAATAGAATCTCACAGCACAAGTTACTCTGATATATCGCGTGATATTCAGGATTAAAAGGTCCTTGATCGATAACATTATCGATAAAGACCAAATAGATACGACCAGTGTCTGTGCGCTCCTTCAGTATACCACCCTTGAAAACTTCTTCGGCTGAGATAGATTTTTTTCTCAGTCCTGATTGTTTCTCATATTTTACATACAGTTCTTCGAATAGTTTAGTGTCTTTGTAAAATGCTTCGTAAAGATCAGGCACTTCGTTAGGATCAAAGAAAGTAATATTTTCTTTGTTTTTAAACCTACGCCAAAAGAAAGCTGATAAGACCACTCCGTAGTCCATGTGTCTAACACGAGTTTCTTCAGTTCCTTGATTGTTCTTAAGAACAATAAGGTCGTCAAACTGATGATGCCAAATAGGATAAAACACTGTAGCACTAGCATTTCTAATGCCGCCTTGTGAGCAAGAACGTAAGTCACCAAACCACTTCTTTAAAAAAGGAATCATACCAGTGTGCATGATTTCACCACCACGTATAGGACTGCCCAATGGACGTAAGCGTCCAATTTCTAAACCAATGCCTGCACGTTTGCTGGCATACTTGGCCATCATCTCCCCACTAGCAAATATGCTATCCAAATCGTCGTCACTGCGGATAAGAACACAACTAGAAAACTGTTTAGTAGGAGTCCCAAGCCCAGCCAACACAGGAGTAGCAAGAGTAAACAAACCATCTGAAGCACAGTTGTAGTACTCTTTGATGTAACGCATACGGGCTGCATTAGGTTCTTCTTTATGGAACACAGTCGCGGCAGCAACCATATAACGAACTTGTGGTGTCTCATAAATTTCCTTTGTCGCACGGTTGCGTACCAAATATTTTTCAATCAACTGCTCAATGCTGGCATAACCATATTCTTCATCTTTAGAATGATCCAACATATCATCCATCTTATTCCAATCGTCTTCTGAATACCATTCAAGAAGTTCCGGAGTATAAAGACCAACTTCAACATTCTTCTTTACGATGTCGTAGAGGCGAGGAACTTCGTAACTACCATATACATCTTTGCGTAACATCGAAAGACGTTGCTTGCCTGCGACATATTGATAATTTGTATGTCCTACATCGGGATTGTTTTCAACATCAATAAGATCTACAATAGCTCTAAGAGTTATGCCATCGATTTCTCTCGTGGTGATGCCGTCATAAAAATGTGGTTGTGCTTTTATTTCAATCATTGACTGGCTGACGTCTGCTATTCCGCTACAAACTTTCGCTACCTGCGCCTGCCATTTTTCAATTGTTAAAGATTCTTTCTTTCCATCTCTTTTAATTACTGTAATCGACATTTATTATTTCCTGTTTGCTATTTATGGTAGGGTTTTGACTGACAGCAATATGCTGGTTTTGATTTCGGAAAGACAGTCTGCACTTAGGATCTCTCCGTATTCATAATTTAAGACTTTGTCGTCTATAACTAGAAAGTATCTGTGTTCGCTGTCTTTCGATAACATAGACATATGTATCTCGCAAACCGAATCCATAAACCGCTGTGTTAACTTCAAAGTATACAGCATTCCAAGACAGATAGCAAGATTATCTAGTTTTTCATCAAGAACTAGATGCCAAGGATCGGGCCAAGATTTTGGAGTTTGGGGATTCAGATACGGACTAACAAAGGGAGCTTTATTCCAAAAGTCTACCACGGCCTGTAAAGGATCGTCTAAGACTTCTAGCGTATTTCTAAACTCTTTCCATTTTGTTAATCTGTCTATGCCGTGTGCATCAAACACCGTAATTCACAAACAAAGTGATGTTGCCATCAGCACCAGTGGCGATTGGATTCTTATAAGTTAAAATAATAGTCTCTTTCGCGCTGTCGCCTCTATTAGTTTTGAGTTCAGCTCCGAATTCAAAATTTGTCATCATGGCACCTCCCGGGTCTGTGATTAAAGATGAAGAATATTGATAACTGTCCGTGATAGCCACAGCATCCTGTGATTCATCTACGGTCAAATATAATGTTCCGTGTCTGTTGTATTGTTCGTTAAGTGTAACTGTGTAATCGATCACGTGATATCGATTTAGGGCAGATAGAGCCAATAAAGGTCTAAATGTGTCGCTTCTATAAACGATAGAAGCTATAGAATTAGAAAATTTAACTAGATTAGCGTTTTGAACTTCACCATATGCTGCTCTCGTATCTAGTGCTGTTAGATTGTATTGCTGAAGTCTGTCTGTTCTGCAGTCGATTACGATATTGTCAGCACTTTGTCCAAATATAATAAATGAATCAGTTGGGGTAGCATCATTACCTATCCCGTTACCGCAGTCAACAAAATGACAATTTCTAATTACTGTACCGGTTCCGTGAGCGATATATAGGGCTTGATTAGCAACTTCTTGAAATTTAGAATTTTTTACAGTCCAACTATTTTTTTGATTTTCTACACCAGTTAACAATATCGAAGTTGCATTTTCTAAAAACGAACATCCGTCTAGGGTTATCGAAGTTTCAAAAATATCTTCTTGACGGCATCGTATAGCGACTTTAGTTGATTCAAATTTGCAATTGTTGAATGCGATATTATCAACTTTAGTTCCGGCTAGATCGTTTTCCCAATAAACGCTGGCATTAGAATTTTCTAATTCTGAATTTGTAAATGTAGCAGCAGTAAGTTCAAAGTCTGATAAAAATTTAACGCTGTCAAAGGTGCTGTCTTTTAAACCTGTGATAACGAGTTGACCTGAATCGTGTCTGATTGTTAAATTTGATATTTCTATATTCAGTGGTCTGTCAGTGTCTTGAAACTGTGCTACTTCTGTGCCGTCTTCGGAAATTAATAGTATATTGAAATCGCCTATATTCAACGATACTCCTTCTATACTTTCGCCTTTGATTCTGGCATTTGAAGGAATCCTAAGATTGTCACTGAACAGATAACTGCCGTTAGGTATGAAAAGAGTTTTTTTAAATTTAGGATCTGCGTTTCTAAACAGTTGATTAAATGCATTTTCAAAAAACGTTGTAGAATCTGTAGATCCATCAGGAACCGCACCAAAGTCAAAAATACTGACATATTCGTCTAATTTATTCTGAAGGCCTCTAGGGACGCTTAGACTGATCGAGGGGTCATTGAATGCGAACCTATAGCTATTAGCTAGCTCTAATATATTATCGTGTTCGGTAAGTATCTTGGTGTTACCTACGTAAGGTGCACCGTCGGCTACTGATCCGTTACCGATATAAAGTTCTTGTGTATCTATGGCCCACGCTATTTCTGCTGCACTTAGCTGTGGAATGCCTGCGTTATTATTTTTTAATCCGCGGCGATGTTGTATTTTTGATATCTGAATGACGGCCATTTGAATATACCCTTGTTAGGGTATTTATCTGCCTAAGGCGTAATACTCTTCCACCTTCGCTAGCCAAAGATCTTCGTACTTGCTGTAATCGCTGGGCTGTAGATCAAACTGCTGATATTCACAATTTCTAGAACACATAAAAACAATGCCTCTACGTATGTCCGTTCCGTAGACTTCGTTGTGAGCCATAATGTAAGCAGTTAATTGAATTTTATAATCTTCAACCCATTCTTCTTTTTTAGGCTTGTTGGTCTGTTTGTAATCCATCACTGCCGGTTCGCCGTTGTAGACACCTACCAAGTCAGTTGTACCTGAGAATAGCCCTGGAAAGTATAAACTCTGTTCCATCGCCCAAACTTCATTTACCTTGCTGAGTCCTTGTTCTATGATAACGTCGGCCATTTTATTAGCCTGTACGTGTACAGGATTGTTACCAGGTTGTCTTTGCAGTCCTGCTATAAATCTTTCAAGATTACTATGCATAGCAGTGCCTACACCTGCAGCTTCTGTTGTTATCTGTTTTGCTTTTTCTTCCCCTACTCGTTTCTTCCATTCGTTCAATGCTGTCATATCTTTAGTAGCACTGAGTATGGTAGTCACCGAAGGAAGACTTTCTCCGTCTGGAGTAAGGTAAACACGCTTACGAGTAACAGGGTCATTGACCTGTGTACAGTTTTTGTATTCAAATTTTTGAATAAATGGTGGAGGGGTATATTGATTGATCATTCTGTATATATTACAGAATTTTTTTTAGATTGTCAAGCCTGGATGCCAGCTTGACTTTGAGCTAGTTGTTGTGGGGCTGCAGAAGCTGCTATTTTGGCCACTGCCTGTTCGCTGTCTTGACCTGTGCCCTGTGTAGGTTCTTTTTCTGCGTTCGAATCCGGAGCTCCGGGGACATTGAGCTCAATACCATCTGCATTGAAATTCTTAACCATATTCTGTATCGCTGGACTGGAATCATACATAGATTTGAAAGTTTCATAATCTGCGGTCAATTCAAAACCATTGGTCTGAAGAACTTTATTTAATCCGGCCCAATTTAATTTGGCAGGTGCTTTCTTACTGGCGGCTCTGCCGATGTAGTTACGAAGCACGATCATGAATCTGTCTTGATCGTTAGCTTCGCTGCCGGAAAATTCAAAAAATCTCATCCTAGTGATACCAGCTGTTTTTGCAGATCAGATAACTCTTGTTGTTTTGCTTTGATAGCATCTTGAACTTGCTTTTTCTGATCTTGTCGTTCTTTAGCCGCTGCTGCTGCTTGTGCAGGGTTTATCTGTTGTAAAGTTGCCATATCGTCAGGTGTTGCACCTAGCTTACTGGCAACAGTTTGTCCTACTTTAGTTCCTGCTATTTTTTGAGCAGCTGAAATAGCTAGAGCAGGGATCTCATCCAGCTGCCGGTCATTTTCTTTAAGATCAGTAAGTCTCATTATCCTGCTAATACTTTTAACAAACGGCTCTGATAGTTGATGCTTTCTCTTTGTTCTCTACCGGCTTCTTCAGCACCGCCTGCAGCAGGTTCAGCTGCTGCAAAGGCATCTTCTTCTCCGCCGGTGTTCATCATATCTGGTTCAGCTGCTGGGAACGCATCTTCTTCGCCTCCCATTTCAGCGCCTGGCTCACCGCCTAGCATTTCTGCACCTTGCTCTTCACCGGTCAGTGTGCGAACACCGGTTGCTAATGTTTCACGTGTGGTCTTTAGATTTTCTAAAGCCTGTTGAATAGCTGGTGCGACTGCTGAGATAAAGTTCTTTGCCTGCTCCGAACCCATCTCGTCACGTATCTGATCACCTAGCTGGAGGAGTGTATCATTCTCCATACCAGAAAGTTCTTCAATCCAGCGGCCCACTCTGTCAACCATTGTCTTTGCGGTTACGATCGACTGGGCTTGTTGGATCTCACCTTCTGTTACTTTTGTCATTTCTTCTCCTTGGGATTCTGTAGTATTTTCTGATTCTAAAGTCATTTCGTCGCGGCTAGCGATTTCACTGTTAATGGCATCTAGAATCCATTGAGCCTGATGGAAAGCATCATTCTCTAGATTTTCGTTAAATCCGGACTCGGATCTAATTTGGCTGAGCTGTGTCCTTAGCTTGTTTCTTGCATCTTCTAATTTAATTAGATCGAAGTCAGAAAAATTAATTTTCCTACCGAAAGTTTTTTCGATAGATTCGTTGATCCTTGCTGACGATCTGTTAAATTTAAATAAATCAGTAGTTTTCATAATGATGAGTCCAGATTAATGTTGTATTTATTCAGATATTACACAAAGGGCTTCTGCTCTTTTCTTGGCTGCTAGCATTTTATCTCTGCTCTCACAGTACCTAGCCCATAAGACATCTGCTTTGTCGTAATTCTTGTTTTTCATAGATTTTTCGTATTGATTTCTTAGCAATTGGCTTTCGGTGAACCACTTGCCGTATTCTTGATCAGCTCTGTATATGGTCTCAGTTTTGATAGTAGATTGTTGTTTAGCTAATAAATTGGCTATCCTAACAGTGGTAATATTTAAGTGAAGATTTTTGTAGAGTAATTTTCCTTTATGATAAAGACTTTTACTGAATCCTTGACTTACAATCAATATTGTTCCTACCAGGATGCCCTCTTCTGTTTTAACAGGAAGTATATCTCTATTGTTTTTAATCAGGGATTCTAGCTTGTTGCTAAGTCTAGTCATAAAAAAAGGACCTATGGTCCTTTATTTAACTGCCTGTTCTTATCAGGCAAATATTTTAATAATAGTTTCCAAATGTCCGGATACGAATCCTAATACAGCTAACCCTCCTAGTATCAGATACATCCATTTTTGTTTAAACTGCTGTAGTTCTGTAATTTTAGCATCTAACTCTGAGTGTGTGTTTTTTATCGATGATGCTAATTCGGCATGTTGTGTGCATGATGCATCATACATCTGATCAAGACGCTTATGTATACCGGTGCCTAAATGGTTGACTTCTACTTTTATTTCGTCAATCTTTTCGTCTAGATTAGTTACCTGTACTTCGACTACACTTACTCTTTCAGCCATTGATGGCATATTCTGATCTCCTGAATTAAGTCAAGTTCCTGGAAGGATATGTGCCTAATTTTGCCTATTGAATATGCCTGTATTCTTTATTTATTCTCAGATCAGATAAATCCAGGTGTTGATTTTATTGCTTTTAGTAGAAAATATTGGAGGATCTAAGTCCACAGAATTATCTAAGTTTGGTATGATAGGAACACCGTTTAAATCGTCTACGAGCAAGCCGACTGGGTCGTCCCCTTTGAGAAAAACATCTTCTCTTTCAACTTCTATATTCCATACCCAATGAGTGGCTTTGCCTTCTAAGTTGTTAGGTAATCTTCCGGATAGCATCTCCGGGTCTCGGTCCCATTCTATATTTGATCTAATACCTATGGCCTGCACCAGACTATTAAAATTAGACTGCTGCCCAATTTTTTTAGATTCTTTGCAGGTCCTGTCCGGATCAGAACGTGTGATATCTACTAGAGTAATGATTTTATATCTGGCCATAATATGCTACTATTTATGGCCAATAAAAAAGGGCGGAAAAAATCCGCCCTCGCTTCCCATCCCAAAAGGAAGATTAGCTGAAGCTTAGACCAGTGTGGCTAGCTGTTGCTACTGTTGCAGTTGCTCCAGAGATAGCAGCGTCGATAGCTGTTTCTAGTTTGCCGAAACCTGCTGTAGTATTGTCGCTGTTATAACGGTTCAAGCTATGTCCGGTCATTAACATAACGCCAACTGAAGGGTCTGCGTTAGTGAAAGCACCAACATAATAGATTTCGCCGCCTGTTGCCTGTACAACAGAAATTAACTGCTGTAGGTTAGAACCAGCTGCTGTTGGTGTTGTGCTCATATTAACACCAGCGATGCTGAATTGAACTGGCTGTAGTACTGGTGTACCTAAGTCTGTTAACGGAGCTGCTGCTGCGAAAGCTGACTTGTCACTTGATACTTGTAGTTTACGGGCATTTGCACCAAGTGTAGTGCTGCCAACGGTTGTTGCGTATAAATTTGCCATGATGTTTTCTCCTCTTAATCATAGTCTCGCTCAGAGACTGGCATAGTATTTATTAAGTTTGGAAAAAAATATGGTTTTAGACTGTTAATCTGCTCGAAATGGTGTCCAGCGATCTCTTGGTACTAGTTTTACTGAATCATCTCCACTGACATAACCCTCGCCTCCCGGTTTTCCATCTGTGGTAGCTGTGATATCGCCCTCAGCAGCATCTAACTCTCTGATCACTTCGTTTTTTGCTGCCATGATCTCTCTGACTAAGTCGAACAGGGTGTCTAGTACTCCGGGATTCGCATCGCTGTGTGTTTTTATCTTTACAGCTTTAGCTGGTGTTTTTTGCAAAAAGTTAAAAAATGATTCTGAATTGATATTTTCTAATTGCTTTGCTTTGCTCTGTGCATTTACAAAACTATAAATTTCATTTTGTAAATAACCCATTCCTGCAACCGGAGTTAGGAATTTGTTTATGATGTTTTGATTTTTAGCCAGAGCTTCGATCTTGCCTAAATTGTCTGCACTGACCTCTGGTCTGTAACTTACATATGTTTGACCAAAGACTACTAATTCTGGGTTGGTGGAAAAAGCTTCTGGATTTTCAAAAGGCTCTCCACTCTTATCACCGAAGTATCCGTATTGCTGATGTGCTGCTACAGCGATCTTAGCTTTGACCAGCTTTCTTCCTACTTCGCTAGTTCCTTTTACAGCATAGGTTGTTTGATTCGGAGTAAAGCTGATACGACCGTCGGCACCTTGATAAGGTTTGCCTGGATGAAACAAGATATCTCCGTAGACATATCCCCTGAAGTCGTTTGGTGTGGCTGCTTCGAACACTGACCACATAGCAGCCATATCGCCTGCAAATTTGGCTCGCCATTCTTCGCCCTTACCACGACTCATGATAAACTGTTTGAGTTCTTCTGGGCTAGAGCTTTTACCTTCTTCACGTCCCCAGTTGTTTTTGCCAACCATACGGAAGGCACCGTCTTCTTCACGTCCCCAGTAGACTGTAGGGTTGCCGTCCCACTTGATAGCGATTTTTTTAGATGGATTGGCTAGATCCTTAAGGACTTTGATCGCACGTTGAGCACCGTTGGTTTCTGTGAATACTAGATCTTCTAGGTGGTTAAACTCTCTGCCTACTTTTTTAGGAGCAGGGGCGTCAGCTTCGGTTAAAAATTCAAATGCTCTCATTTACAGATTTCTATTAATTTACGCATCCAGCCTATTGTGCCAGGTTGATAACTTTCTACGGCTTCGTTTTTAGGAAGTTCTATTCCGGAACGCCCCAGTGTTTCTCTGGCTGCGGAAATAAGTTCTTCGTAATTTGGCAGCTTTCTAATATAGGCGATGATATTTTCTACACTGCGAATATCTTTAGACGTAGCAGTCTGTCCTAGCAGTTGTTTAGCGATAGTGTTCCAGTCATCTCCGCCAGGAACAGTTTCATCTGTTTCAGCATTCATAAGACCAAACTTAGGTGAATACTTCATTCCTCTGGCGCGAGCAATTGAACTTAGTAATATATGACGATGTTCACCACGGAATGGGCTGTCTGGCCCGCTACCTAACATACTGCCCTGCTGAAATTTAGGATTAGCTGAAAACATAAAATCTGTCTGTGCAAATCCGTTGGCAGGGTCTCCATTGATTGGGGTTTTTAGGTGTACATTATCGCCGCTTAATTTTACAGAATCTTTGCCAAAAATAGACCTAAGTTTTTCTGCGAATTCTGTTTTATTGATTTCGTTAGCATCAACTGAGAGATCAAGATCTCCGCTGTCTGCTTTACGTCCAGTAGTACCTAACCATTTGATAGGCACCCCTTCTTCATCTTTGTCTGTGCTGAAATCTACACTAGTCTCTTTTTCTAAAAAAGCGATGGTCGTAGGTATTTCTGATCTGGTAATCCTACGAGTTAAAGGCTGTTTATCCGGGCCTTTGAATACGTTTCCACCCTCAAATAATTCAGTCATTGCTCTCTTCCAATTTTTTCTGATTTTTTCTGGACTCTGCTATTCTTCGTATACCTCTTACAAATTTAGCCGGGTCTTGTCCTTTTATAGCATTGATCAATCTGCGCTCTAACTCGTCAGCTGCATCTTCGCTATAATTTTTTTGGATCGATTCTAACAGATTAATAGCTGAATTGATGACATTGATCGCTCTACTTTCGATAAGAGCGTCTTTGTTTCGAACTTCTGCTATAGAATTAAGTTCTTGTAAAATTGATCTGGTTCGTAACTTCATCTTTAATCCGATTGATAGTATATTTAACTCAAATTTAATTTATATTAAAGTAAAATAGCAGGGCTGTCAAATGAAATAATGTGCGACCGCACATTGTTTGATATAAATACTCAGTAGAAACACTGATTCTACACACACTTACAGAGGATAAAAATGAAATATCTATCAGAACAGATGTTTAGGATGTTGGAGCGATTAGCCGAAATGTTTCCTAAACAGCATTATCAAAGCGAGCTAGACCGCTACATCACCAGCAGGTACCCACAGAACGCCTCAGATGTAGAACATTTTACCAAAGAGTTCGAATACAGAACACAACAGGGGAAATTTTTATGAAATCATTCATCAACTACATCTGGTCCGTGATGGACTCGTTTGGCAGGGCTAGAGCTGCCACTTACTTTGCTCGTTTGGGCGATTACGAAGCTGCAAAACGTGTAATGGCGGAATGATCCGTGTTTACTCTTGACTTTTTCCCATTAGGGATATATAATAACACATACACAAACACACAAGGAGGAGTTATGTTTTCACCAGTTTTTTACATTGAATCATTTCAAAACACAAAAAAGATCGTTACCGATCAGATTTATAAAGATCCTGCCCTAAATAAAGCGGCACACGCATATATCGATGCACAAACACAATTTGCCAAGATGGCTGTGAATAACACCATCGAAATGGCTAAGTATTCTGTGGAATCCATTAGCAAGCATTGGTTTCCAAAGAAGGAAGGTACCGCCTAAGGTACAGGACATACACACATACAAAGGAGAATAATATGTCAGACTTTACACCAAAACTACCGGAAGTTAAATTTAACAAGAACGGCTACGAAATCCGTACAGACATTCTTGATATGGCTAAAGGCATGTTAAGCGACGAGTTCCACTCAAAGTTCCAAGGATGGGAAATGACTGCCAAGCGCGATGAGAAGACTGGGCAGATCGTTACTACAGTTGATATGCCAGAGTTTCCAGGTTTAGATAAAGTATTAGAGACCGCCGAAAAAATGTACGCATTTGTTAACAACGGCGTGAAGAAATAATATAGGCTCGTAGAGCAATATATAGCGGTAAAAGAAAAGCACCCTTAGGGTGCTTTTTCTTTATCTAACTGTAGCTAACTTAAAGAACCGCAAGATACAGATATACATCCAACCTAGATCAAATTCATACCATTTCTGGCTGAACTTGGCATTGGCTCCATCACTGTGGTGATTGTTATGCAGTTCTTCGCCGCCAATCCACACCGCCCACGGAATGATGTTACGGCTGGTGTCTTTGGTATCGGTGTTGCGGTATCCCCACCAATGACTAACGCCGTTGATAACACCTGCGGCCCAAAACGGGATCCATAACATTTGTATACCCCACACAAAAAATCCCACAGGGCCAAAAAGAACAAGATCTATGATCAACATTAAAAGAATCCCTAGGCGACTATGCGGGGTATACAAATTCTCTTCTATCCAATCGTTAGGTGTGCTGTGACCTAATTCTTGTATTAATAGTTTATTTTTTGCAGCTTTGGCATACAGTAATGCGCCTCCAAATAATACACGCCATATTCCGTATACCTGCGGGCTGTGTGGATCTTTTTCTGTATCGCTGGCCTGATGATGTTTACGATGTATGGCTACCCACTCTCTAGTGACCATTCCGGTAGTCAACCATAACCAGAATCGCATAAAGTGTGCTACTACCGGATGAAACTGTACTGCTCTGTGTGCCTGACTACGGTGTAGATAAAGCGTGACACAGGCTATAGTGATTTGTACCATCACTAAGGTATATAAAAGTTCTATCATTAATAATTCCCGGAGGCCAGAACAATTTTGCAAATGTGCTCTAGTCGCTCTATGTGTTCAAAAGACCGCCATGGAGTTGAATCTATAGCCACGACCCCGTGTCCTTTGATACCTACTATGTCGTACTTAATCTCACCTGTAGATTCATTTAAACCCAACTTTTTATGACATTGATCTCCCAGTTCTTGACTTATAGGCGGAACGTCTCCTACGTTTGGTGCTACACGAGTATAACGGCCTAATTCTGGAAAATGTTTAACTAATTCTGATAATTCAATTCCGGCGTGCATAGCCGCCACACAATATGTAGGATGGATGTGGGTTACTACACGAACTTCGTCTGTATGTATCTTGTGCTGGAGACCGAAATGCAATGGCATTTCACCTGTAGGTTGCAGTCCAGATGAAATTTCGGAATAAATCATTTCTTCCCAATAACGATCAGATAGGATCTTTATTTTCTTGAACTGATCCGGTTGCATCGTTTGTTTACGAACTCCGCTAGGAGTGACGTAAAAATGATCACGATCGTGATGGCGAATCGAAATATTGCCATCTCTACTTGTGATCCAATTGCGTTTATACGATTCTACTAATATGTCGCAGATGGTTTCTAACATTATTAAAACTGCTCCTTGTATGTTGCCAGTATTTATGGTACAGCGATAGCGGTTGACTTTTTAATTAACCGGGTATATAATACAAGTATGGAAATCAATTCTGCATCATTAAAATACTACGAAGAACATCACTTATATCTCCAAAAAATGCGAGATAAAACTCTCTATGAAAATAGAGTAGAGCAGGAACAACATCTGCAAAAACTTAGAGTAGATAATACTCAAAGAGCTAGAGAATTGGATAGAAACCTAGGACAAAACATAGACGTTACAGTATGAAAAAAATCATTTTAACAGACGCAGACGGAGTTCTACTAGATTGGGAATGGGCATTCTCAGTTTGGATGCAAGAACGCGGTTACACACTTACAGCAGATAACAAGAAAAGCTATTATCTGCATCACCACTATAATGAGCTAGAAGAAAAGGATGCCAAAAAGGTTGTTAAGACTTTTAACGAATCTGCAGCAATTGGATTCTTACCTGCACTTCGTGATAGTGCTTATTATGTTAAAAGACTGCACGAAGAACACGGCTATGAATTCCGTGTAATCACAAGTCTAAGTCTAGATAAGAATGCACAGAAACTGCGTGAAATGAATCTGCGTAAGTTGTTTGGCAATGCTATCGAATCAGTTATTTGTTTAGACACAGGCGCTGACAAGGATGAAGCTCTTGAACCGTATCGTGATAGTGGCCTATGGTGGCTTGAGGACAAGCCAGCTAACGCAGATGTTGGACACAAATTAGGACTTAAATCAATTCTAATTGAACACGGGCATAATATGCATCACAAATGTTCTTATCCTGTAGTTAAAAACTGGAAAGAAATTTACGAGAGAGTTCTGTCATAATAAATATCCCTGCGTGTGAGGCGATCTGAGCTAGGCCTAAATCAACCTTAAGGAGATTTAGATGGCCAGAACAAAGAAAGAACAGGCAGCAGCCCCTGAGACCCGTTCCGAAATGGAAATGATCAAAGAGCTGCAAGATGAATTACGTTATCTTAGAGAACAGCGCAGTGCTAAAAGTGCTGATCCCGAACAGGTAGCGAAACAGCAGGAATTAGTTGCTAAAAATACAAGACGAGCCTGGGATTCAGAAGCCCTGGTTCAGTTCAACGTGGCTCAGGTACAGGTGGCTCGTTCAATCGTCGAAGAAAATGTAACTGATGCTATGCAAAGTTATACTATTAATGCGGGCGGTAATCGCGAACTGATTATGCGTACCACAGACGATGTATATCGTAATCGTATGATGATGCTTACACAGTTGCAGCCTGCAACACCTATGCAGGCCTTGTTCCAAGATTCGATGATAACAAAGACCAAACTAGATTATCTGCACCATCGCAATCAGGTTAATCAAGAAATGGTAACTATCATTCAAGAAATGGCTGATGCTATTCGTAAGATTGGTGATGTCAGCGAACGTTTCTATGTGCTCAACGAAATGATGGTTGAACACTGTGATGAAGTGTCAGACGAGAACGCACTGTGGTTTGACGGAGAGTTGACAGCTATGATGCAGGCTGCTACCCAAGATGATAACAGTCAACGAGTTGAATTAGCTGAAACTGAGACCGATATCATTCTCAAGTCAGCTGAACTTAATCGATTAGAAATTCGTGCTCTAGCAGGATTAGCCGATAGTCTAGGAGATCATCTTCAAGAATGTCAAGACCACGGCAACGAACTCAGAGACGATGTTATCAATCTCAGGGAAAAAGTCGACGGCACACAGAAGCGAATCGCTGATCGCATTGCACCAAAAAGATGATATTTCCGGATAAACCTAGGCCGCCTTGGCAATATGCGAAACCGAAGATCCAAAACACAAGGATCCAAAGTCGACCTGAAGAGGTCGACGAACCTCTCAAGGTACCTAAGCCCGCAGGTTATTATCGAGAAAGAGTTGAGTTTGGATTGATAATAATCGGTATGTATTTTTGGATTCAATATTGGATGCAGTTCGCATAATATTCGATGATCTAAGTATAGATCTCGTGCTAGCTCATCGACGATGGAGTAGGATTCGTCGAATAAGAAATGCACTGAGATCTATACGACGACAATATCCTCAGATCAAATTTACACACAATAGACAAGATCAGATCGTTACAGTGGAATTTTATTCGGATATTGATCTTTTTCAGTTTGTTCTTGTATGGCCTACTAATCTACCCAAATGGCGCAGACTTAGTTAGATTTAATGTCTTGCTTAGACTCTTGTTTTAATTCCACTTTTGTTTCGTGTTTTGGAAAGTAAGGATCTATTAGATAATAGTTTGCACCCCACCAACCTACTGCGCTGAAAAAACCCCAGGTTATAATTTCTAAGATCATACATTCTCCATTAAACGATTAACAAAGTCTAGTAATAATTTATTATGCCGGCCATTGTGCCAATGCCTAGGCATCCAGGTATAATAATCGTACCAATCTTTCTGACTTTCGGGGTGGCAACCTATTAGTCCAACTTGCTCTTGTATAATAGCCATAGGATCCCTATTGCTATAGCTAGCCACGACATCCATATTACCGCCAGTAATAGCACAACCGTCATAGAAATACATCCTTTCTAATTGCCCTTGCCAGCTGACCAACTGTCCTTTGGCATGGGGGCGTCTAGTATCTGCGTTGGGGCGTCTGATGTATTGTTCGACTCGGGTGCCAGTATTGAGAATATCGAAGTAATGTTGATCAGCCCAATAAGCACCAAGGCAAATACCCAAATACTTCCCGCCCTTTTTGACATAATCACGTATGGTGCTAACATGCCTATCAAGAATAACATCAAATCTGTCTGAATCACCTAAGCCTCCTGGAAAACAAACACAGTCTACATCGTCGAAGTATGTATCTTCTATGTCGTGCTTAGTGAATATTTTAAACTTGTAGTGCGGAGATAATGAATGGATTATTCCGTTTACCGACTGAACGGAGCACAAAGGGTGATGCAGAAATATAGCTATGGTGCGCATACAACCAAAAAGATAATGCTCACTTAGAACGCCATTCCGGGGCACGACTCCCATAACGCTCTGCCCAGCAGCCGGGCACACCTAAAGTAACGATAACGTCCTAAGGTAGGTGTTAGTTTTGCTTCTCGATAGTATAGTCTGCTTCAGTACTATCTGGATAGCGTGTGGTTAATTTGTCAATGATATCTGCTCGACTTTCGCCTTCAATCCGTGCTTGCTTGCCTGATGCATTTTGGGTTACTAAGTAAGTTCCAGGGCCATCGTTGGCATCCTGCTCAGGTTCATCCTTCTTTTCCTCGCCCGATGCAAAAGATAACGGAAACTTTTGTTTAAGGTCTGATATAGCACTATCGATATCATAACCGCCACGAGCAATATCTTTGCTGGCATCTTTGATTTCGGCCGATTTAGATTTCATTCCTGCTATGATCTTTTTCAACAGTCCTGGAAACAGCTCAGAGAACACACTGTCCTTACGCACAGTCTGATTACCGTTATTGATCTGATCTGTAGGTGCGTGTATTTGCCACTTGCCGTTGACATCGTCAACATTGTCTTTGTCTATGACGCTGATGATAGGACCGTCCGGTGCGTACCTTTCAAACCAACGAGCTCCAGAACTAGAACCTGTACAGAACGATGCTTGAAATCCTGCTGAGTTATTAAATGTATAGCAGCTACCGTAGTTAAAAGGAACTACGACTAAGAAACGCTCATCATCAACGATAGTGATCTCTTTCTTTTCTCGTTTATGTTTTTCGATGACTTCAGCATCTTTGATACGCTGTAGTTCATCTCGGTATTCTCTGCTCTGTACAATGCTCTGTATCTGACGCAGATTTTTAAATTTATTAAAATCTTGATGTGGCTCTTTGAGCTTACCTCTGATGCTTAGTGCTTTCCAAGCTCCTAATGCATCGCCGCCTTCTCCGTTGACATCTTCATAGTCAACCACACCGTTGACATACAATCTAGTCAGCCAGTCATCAAATTTGCCATCGGCAGAAAGATCACCGTAGCTAGTTGAACGCAAACTGTCGTCTAACATTTCACTCCACAGCTTTAGAATTTCTTCATCCGAAGGCTTAGTGCCTAGACGGGCTACTTTGTCTTTAGGTAGAGTTTGATCGTGACGCATCGCGATGCCTAGCATCTTGATCATCTTAGGATCTTTGAGTTTGGCTGCTATATTAGCTTCTAGAACGATTTGATTGAGTTTCATCCTGTTATCAATGCCCTTTTAAAGAATCCTAAGACCGTACCTAGTTTTTTCTGATCTCCGTTGGCAATGTCTTTCAATAATTGTTGAGGTCCTTCGCTACGCTGTGCTGAATAGCTATTTGAATAACCTTTAGTAATAGAGCCTGTCTGTTCTGGGTAATGATGACTAGCAGCCATTAGCACTGCAATGTTGATAGCACTTTTTACTGATCCGGGTGTGTCTGCACTGGTACCTGCTTCTAGACCTTCTAGTGCGTTCTGCAAACTTTCAACCTGTGACAGTTTGCGTTTAGCTTTTTCAAATGCATCATTCTTAATCATATTGGCCACGTGACCTTTGATGTCTGCCACAGCTGATTGTATGGCTTTGGCCCATAGAGGTTTGAACTTCTTCATCAGCATTTCTTGATCAACGGTTCTCTCTAGACCTTTCTTAGCGTCAGCTCGTTTTTGTTGTTTATCATCGACGGCTGATGTGTTACGACCAACATAAAACTTTTGTAATTTGCCGATGTTTGTCTTGAGAAAATCTAAAATATTTCCGCCGCGCCCATCTGAAGTAGTATCAACTGGGCCGCCTGCACTGGAAACAGCATCATAGGTATCTCTGCGTGATCTAATAGCACCTGTGCCTTTTGATCCTACGACAATGACCCATGATCCTCTGTAAGGCTCTTTAAGATCACTCCAACTGATCTTTTCTACCTGTCGATAGTCTTGATCGTGGGCTAATTTCATATCTTTATGAAGATATGTAACCACTTCTTTGCCACCAGAATTTCCAGAAATAAGACTCAGAGAAGTACTGGCTTCGTCGATGTGACTTTCTAACAGATCAGCGAAAACTTTGTAGCCATTGACGTTCATATTAATTACACCAGCTTTGTTTTGCCTCGCCGTAGTACTCACGAGCGAAACCGTTTGCTATGAGAGCAGCACGGAGACTTTGTCCGTTGACTAAAATGTCACCAAGTACACGACCTCCAAACTTGTCCCACCCGTAGAGCGTAGCTTGAAACTTGCCTCCACTGGCTGCTGCGGTTGCGATAGCATTCTTAGTGAATGCTGAGGCTGCTTCTCCTCGCTGTGCTTCTGAAGGGCATTGAGCACGATGTCCTTTTTCTGGTGTATCAACACCGTAGACTCTAACTGCCAATTCTGGCTTAAGGGGTGCTGGTAGAAAGGGGGCTGCGATCACCACCGTATCGCCATCACTCACTCTTAGGATTTGTGCATCGTATGTAACACCCTTAGGTGCTTTTTGTGCGAATGCTGCTTTTGTTAATGGAAAAAACAGCAGGAATCCTATCATTAATAGGATGGCTTTTTCTTTAGAAAACATAGAAACCTCACGAATAATAGCTGTATTTATATACTTTTCTCTGTATACTCGGCTTTTGTCCAACCAATAAGAAAATTGGATTTCCAATGGTTCTGTTCAAACCCCTGTAGAGATTCCCACTGCTTCCGATGTTGCCAAACACTGTGGGCAGCATCTGTCCAATCTGTATGACGTACAGTCCATTCAAAATTAATCATTCGATTTTTAAAGAAATCATAATCGCAATGATCGTATTCTACGTGCAGAACTTCAAACACGGATCCGTCTTCTGAGACAGCATCTAGGGCGAAATCAAACCCCCATTTCTGTTTTGTTCTTAATAACATATCAGCCTGCGGGACAGCTGTCTTGAGTTCTCGTAATTGCTGCTCTGCCTCTCCAATATACCTACATCTGCACAAGAACATACTGTGATCTAATATTAGGTCGGAAGTTTTGTTTTCTAATTCAAACCAAGGTTCTTGCCAACAATGATGGTTTAAGATTTCGTGATCGATCGGATATTTCATAGCGGCATAGAATTTCTGCTCTGCTAGATTAAGTTCAAATCCGTCCTTGTCATAATATCTAAAATCACTTACATCAAGGTCTTCAATCCTTTTCGTACAAGAAGGATCTGACATTAGCGTAATTTGATGTCTGCGGAACATTATGTCATCTCTAAAATAGCGGTATAAACCTGATCCATCGTGATACCTCCGATTTCTATCCAGGATGTCCCTGTGTAGATCGTGAGATAAGGCTGATTCAATCCTTTGGCCAAAGGATCCCAACTGTTACCATCGGCTAATGCTATCTGTCCTGCTGCTTTACCTGCCGGTTCTGAAGACAGAGGAGGCATTGATAATGTGCCATTGGCATTCAGTGCTGTGCTGGTGGGTTTGTCGGAGAGATCATTATAGCTGCCGCTGAAGCCATCGATGGTAATGTTTCCATCTGTATCACTGCTGGTGGTTATTCCTGTGCCGCCTACAAACTTAATTAGATTATCGCTGTTAACTTGTCGTTGTGTTGAATCGTCTGCGGCTATTGACCAAGAATATGTTCCAGCTAGGTTAGGTTTGTCTGTAAGCTGATTCCAACTGACCGTGGTTAGATATCCCCTTGTGGTCACATAACTTTCTGTAGCGTACCCTGTTAATGCTGAACTAGTGATAAATCCTGCAGAGTTCACTAGCTGATTAGTGTCTGTTGGTATAGTTGGTTTGTTAGATAGATCGTTATAACTACCGCTGAATAAACTAGGGGTGTTTGTTATAATTGAATAGTCGACTGTGGTTAGATACCCTCTTGTGGTTACATATGTTTCAGTGGCTAGACCTGTTAACGCAGAACTAGTGATATAACCCTGTGTGGTTACGTAACTTTGTGTAGCATAAGAACTAAGGTCGGGACCAGTAATGGTTATTTTACCTTCAGTATCCGAAGTAATTGTTATTCCTGTAGCACCTTGGAATTTCAAAGTTTCTCCGTTTGAAATTTCTCTAAGTGTGCTGTCGTCACCGGCTACGCTAAAGGTATAAGGATTTTCTACATTGTTAGTTATATAGGTGGTACCACCCCCACCTTGTCCTAACAGTCCCGACGCATCAGTCAGTTGATTGATGTCTGTGGGTATTGTGGGTTTATTAGTTAAATCTGTATAGCTACCTGAAAATAAAGTAGGTTTATTTGTTAAGTCATTGTAACTACCGCTGAACAGTATAGGCTTATTGGTTAAATCTGTGTAACTGCCACTGGTAGCTACTGTAGCAAATGTAGGTTTACTGGTTACGTCGTTCCAACTTACTGTTGTCAGGTACCCTCTAGTGGTCACATAACTTTCCGTAGCATACCCAGTTAATGCCGAACTTGTTATGTACCCAGCGCCATTAGTTAGCTGGTTAGTATTAGTGGGTATTGTTGGGGTGCCTGTGAGCTTTGAATAAGCTAGGCTAGTTATCCAACTAGGGTTTGCATAACTTTGATCGCTGAATACTCCGTTAGCAACGCTGATAATTTGATTGGCGATGGTTATAGTTGTGCCGTCGACTTTTACTCCACCCTTTACTGTAGTAGAAGCTGTAGGTAATGTATAATCGCCTCCTCCTCCGCCTGACGAGATGAGCACACCACCCGGAGTTACACCATCTCCAATGCGAAGGTCGCCTAATTCTTCACTGTAAAATAAGGTTCCTAGATCGCCTACAAAATCGTCTGCTATCGCTCCTGGAACCCTACCTGCTTTGATTTTATGAATGGTCATACCAATATTTATCGGAAGACCTATTTTGGAATTATGTTAGTGTTTATCTACGAAAGATCGGATTGTGAGGATTGTGCTCAGTTTCGTCTCTGGTAAGTTTGTTGATGATCGGAGACTCTTTGCCAGCTTCTGCTTTTTTCAGTTCAATCTCTTGCTGTAAAGGGCTGACCATTACTGGATTAGGGTCTTTTTCTTCTGGATTTTTAGCGACAGAATCGTTCGACTGGTCGCTGTCTAGTTTTTCAATAATGTCGGCCAATGCCCGCATGAATTCAGCTGCTCTCATAGTATATATTTAGTTGTGAGTTAAATCCTGTTCGTTTTCTGCTTGACAATAATTGCAGGCACATTCCGAGCAGTGATCGCAGCTTTCGTCTAAACAACTTTGTCCACAGTGTGCTGTATGTTTACAATGATTACAAATCATTTCATTCTGTTCTGTTGTCATTTGTCACTCCTTATTATTTCTTTCGTCCTTGGCAATGTGCTTTTTGGCTGAAACCTTTGGGATTATTGCAATTTATACTTTTTTTGTATTTCTTGCTCCAAGATTCTTTGTGCATACCAAAGTTACCTTGCATACGCACCTGCTCTATTTCATTCTTTTCAGTATACCTATCTACATAGAGAGCCAATTTAAAATCTAATATAGTCAGTCCTTTGACATCGAACGTAGATGTCTTTACAGTGACTTCTGCGACATCCTGTGTGACTTCTGCGAAGTGGTCCATCTTTTCTGATAAGCGATTTATAAACTCGACAAATTCTAGAGCATGACGATGATCTTTGGCCACATACTTGGCCTGTAGAGTCCTGTGATCCAACATTTCCCAGTCAGGTAGAAACTGTGATTTGATATCGTCTAGATCGCTGTCGTTAGGCACAAAATCTTCTATGTCTTTGGATCTAAATTTGCCTTCTGCGATGTCGATAAGTTCTCTCATGTTCATTCTGTTCGATCCTTGTCATCTATGGCGCCACCTGTGACCCACGCTGTACAACTACGGTCGCCAGCGCATTTAAAATGTAAGAAGTTGCAGTAACCTAAGTCTGCCTTGTGTATTGTAGCCATAGCATCTGCATCCTTTTCATCGCCCTTGATACCCGATTCTATACAAGCCCACATCTTGTCTGAAACATCAAAGGCTGCACAATTACCACACAGCATAGTCTTAGCAGTCTTTTCTGTAATGTTCCAACGCTTGGCAGCATCCTTCCAGTACGACTCTGGCTCATCTGGATTAGCAGGACCGTAGTGATATTCATCTATAGCCTTCTGACGATTCTTTAGATTAACATCTATGTCGTAGGTAGCAATAGGACAGCCTTTGTTGGCTGCTTCTACTATGTTGATATATTTTCTGTAGATCATCTCTGTTCAATCCAAGTCATTGTAGCCACAGCATTTTTGTTAGCGTTTCTAGCCGCAATGGCTAGAGTTAGTGTGTCGCTGACTGTGCCCAAACTGCTGCGTCCAATCTGATAGACTGTGTCAGTGTCTATCCTAATAGGGCCGCCACCACTGTTGGCAGTGATCATACCACTGTCTAATGAAGAGCCATCTGTGATAGCACCTGTGCTGGTATAGTTGTATTGCGTGAACGCATTAGTGTCGGGATGATCTGTCCAAGTTCCGTTGACTGTGGCATTACGTATAAGTTTATAGTAGATGTCAGTGTTGTCCAATGTGCTGGCTTGGAAGTATGTGGGAATCACAATGCCTGTCAGTGCTGTGCTTTTCATTCTAATGCTGAGCACAGGGTAAAATGTGTTAGCGGAAGGTAGGTTAATACCAGTTAGTGGTGTTAGTATGTTTTCAGCAATACCTAGTTTTTCCACACTACCTTCTACTAATAGACTATTTGATCCTTGCCACATATAGTGTGTGCCGGCAGCACCGCCAAAGTTTTCAATCTCTAGTCTAATGGGTAAGAAAGGTGTTTTACTCCACGGACTCTTAAGTCTGTTGCCGTTGTTGACTACGTGTATTACACGGGGGAATCCGTTGATCACCCAGCTGAATACAATCTGTCCAGCACCATACCACTCATATTCAACACTAATAACTTGTTGTGCGTCAGGTACTGCGGTGATGCCGCTTGGACCAGTGCCATCTAACTTATCGCCATTCCAATCTTTGCGATAGATTCTCTCTACAGTAGGAGTAGCACCATCGCTGTTGATTACCACTACAGCATATTGTGGCTCGCCTGTGTCTGGATCCACTGTGCCACAATCTTCAAAATAAAATCCATCACTGCCGTCATACATTCCTAGTCTGCGTCTAACTCCAGTTACGGGCATTTCAAATCTAACAGCAAAAGAAATGTTCTGTGCTCTACCTGGAGTATAGCGTTGTACGTTGCGAGTCTGTCGTATAACTTTAGATCCTACAGTGCTAGAGACGCTCATAGCAATTTGGCTTAGGGTAGCGTCAAATACTGCTGAGCCACCTGATGTAGTACTTTCATCCCAGACATCTGTTTCTTTACCGTATTGGAATGTGTTAAAGAATATAGTTTCCTGTGTCTGGACTTTGAGACGACCTTTGCTATCAACCGTAGATATGACTCCATTGCCGGGTCCAGATCCTGTTAAGTCTGCCTGTACTCTTATTATTGGCTCGCCGACACCATTGTAGTCCATTGCACGATGCAATTCTTGTAGATTAGGATCGCTAGCGTGTGTGTAGTTGGTGGTGTCCCAAGGTTGTTCGCTGGGGTTTAATCGTTGTCCGTTAAATGCCATTGATTAACTCCAAGGACGTCCGTCAACAAGTCCGCCTACGTTAGGATTATCTACTACTGTATTTCCTACATATTTTGTAGGTAGATCATCTCTATTATACACATCGGGTCTACCAGTTCTTGCTCTGTTTACTTTGGCTATCTCTAGTTTTTGTATCTGTCGATCTTCTTTAGTACCCACTTGATTCGGAGTACACAGTATAGTGTCTCCATCTACTATGCCCATAGCAGTTAGTGTAGTCGAACTATCACCATAAACTACGTCATTGATCGCAGGATTGTTTAATAAACTAATCTTATAGTAATCCGTTGGCAATCCTTCGTCAGAAGCGATAGCAGAGATCAGTTGATCGATAGTAACAGTTAATGCCACTGTCACTGAATCTTTGACGCTACTTAAGCCCCAATAATTAATTGTTGCCATTAGTTGTCTCCGTAAATTCTAAAGCTGTCGCCACGGATGTCTTTTGTGTGTTTTGGGGCATTCATACCGCCGCCTGCTGCTGCGGTTACTGCATCCATAGCAGCATATTCTTCTTTAGGAGTATTTGAATATTCAGTTGGTTCGCCTTGATCAGCTAGGTCCACGATTTGACGGAATCTGCGGATATCGTCCGGAGCGAACTCTTCTTCTGCTGGGTCACCTTGCTTGTTCATAAATCCTACAATCTTGTCGTAGTCTGCCATAGTCACAGGACCGTTGGCGCTCATAGCTATCACTGCCTGAGCAACATCGTGTATGTCCGCGTCTTGCTTTATATCTTCTCTACTTAGTTCCAGTAGTCTTATGAATAGGGGTACATCTAGTTGTACGATATCTGCCATAGTTCAATCCTCGATCACATATTTAGCGGTTAAATACTGTTACGATGATTAACAAAGAACCCTTTAAAAAACTCATATTAGACCTTAAAGAATCTGGGAAATATCGTGTTTTCAACGATATTATCCGCGAGCGAGGTGACTTTCCCAAAGCTATCTGGTACGGTCCCTACAATATTAAAACCATAGTAAACTGGTGCTCAAATGACTATTTGGGTATGGGCCAACACAAAGTGGTCTTAGACGCTATGCACACAGCCTTAGATCAAACAGGATCTGGATCTGGAGGCACTCGCAACATTGGTGGAACCAGCCACTATCACGTGGCCTTAGAACATGAGCTAGCAATGTTACATAACAAGAGCAGAGCCTTGCTGTTTAGTTCAGCTTATGTGGCCAACGAGTGGACTATCATAGCCTTGAGCAAGATCATTCCTAACATACAGTTTATTTCTGACAGCAACAATCATAACAGCCTTATTGTTGGCATACAACATTCTCGGGCTCCTAAACAAGTTTTCAAGCATAACGATCTACAAGACCTGGAAGATAAGTTAGTACACAGCAAACTGGCTGGGCACACTCCTTGTATCGTTTTTGAATCAGTCTACAGTATGGATGGCGATGTAAGTCCTATTAAACAAATCTGCGATCTAGCAGACAAGTATCAGGCTATAACTTACATAGACGAAGTACACGCGGTAGGACTCTATGGAACCCACGGTGGTGGGAAGGTTGAAGAGCTTGGGCTAGAATCCCGTATTGACATAGTCAATGGTACATTAGGGAAAGCCTATGGAGTCCAAGGTGGCTATATTGCTGCCGATGCTGATGTCGTTGATGCCATCCGTTCTGTAGCTGCTGGATTTATCTTTACTACGTCAATGAGTCCTGTGGCCTGTGCCGGTGCATTGGCTGCGGTCAAGTGGTTAAAGGATCATAACGAGATTCGTGAGAAACATCAAGAACGTGCTAACAAGTTAAAGAAATTACTGAAAGAGAACGAACTGCCTGTGATGGGATGTTCTACTACACATATCGTTCCGTTACTGGTAGGAGAGGCTAAAAGGTGTAAAGCCATGAGCGATCTTTTACTCAATGAGTTCAACATCTATGTACAGGCGATTAACTATCCAACGGTAGATGTAGGTACAGAAAGATTACGATTTGCACCTACACCATACCACGATGATTCTATGATGAGTGATTTGATTGTTGCTCTAAAGTCTGCGTATCACCAGGTGCAAGTCTAAAACGATCCTCAACATAATCCGCAGTCCCGACTTCTAAGATCACTGAATTAGGATGCAGAGCTTCGATCTGATGCGGGCTGAGCTCTGCGAAATCTGCGGTCTTACCTTCTTCTAGAATAGCTTCTTTGATTTGACCAGTGGCCACATCTATGTAAGTTACCTTGAATCTCCCGGCATTGACAAACCAGCTCTTTCTTTTTTCTTTATGGAATACCATACTGGTTTTGGCACCTACCTTGGTAAACACCAGTAGTTTGCCGCAGTAACTTTCATTGTTACTCCATATGATTTCAAATCCCCAGCCCTTGTCTATTTTTCCTGCTTTCTGTAGGTTCATGGTCTTTTCTCTATGATTTTATCTACGAGCCCGTAGTCTAATGCTTCTTGTGCTGACATAAACTTATCTCTTTCCATATCCGCAGAAAACATTGCAAATGTTTTATCTTTGCTGTTATGCTTGACATAGATCTCAGTGAGATTCTTTTTCATTTTTAAAATTTCTTCAGCCTGTATCTGAATGTCTGTGGCCTGCCCACGAGCTCCTCCGCTGGGCTGATGAATCATATGACGAGCGTTAGGCAGCATATGTCTTTTACCTGCTGCACCTGCCTGGGCTAGCAATGATCCCATAGAACAGGCCTGCCCCATTACATAGGTGGCGACATCTGGTTTGATAAACTGCATCGTATCATAGATGCTCATACCTGCTGTGACTACGCCACCTGGACTGTTTATGAACAGACTAATGTCCTTGTCTGGATTTTCACTTTCTAAAAATAACAGTTGGGCTACGACCAAATTCGCCATATAATCTTCTATAGGGCCGTTCAACATAATTATTCTTTCTTTGAGCAGTCTACTGTAGATATCAAAAGCACGCTCGCCTTTTGATGTAGACTCAATAACCATTGGTACCAATGCCATAATATTCCTTTAAGTAAAGTGTATATATTACTATAATATTTTGATTGACGCTAGATTGATTTTGCCATATACTTGTAGGATTAAATACAGTAGCAACAAGAAAGTTACGAAATGAGCAATACTCTACTACTAAACGCAGATATGCAACCTGTTAGCCTATTGCCACTATCAACAGTAGATTGGCAAGAAGCTATTCGATATATGGTTTTGGATAAAATTGAAGTTTTAGCCTGGCACGACGATTGGGTCGTTAGATCCGCACGTTGGGAAACTCGTGTGCCTGCTGTAATTATGCTTAAAGAATACCAAAGACCAAAACACACTATGCGTCTCAGCAAACGCAATATATTTCTTCGCGACGAATATGTCTGCCAATATTGCGGTACAGAGGTTCAAGAGTCCAATGCTACTTTGGATCACGTCCATCCTGTGAGTCTAGGAGGCAAAACAACCTGGGAAAATTCTGCTACTGCCTGCAAGCCCTGTAACTATAAAAAGGCTGCTCACGTAGGCAAAATGAAACCCAAAAAGCTGCCTTATAAGCCTCATTTTTGGGATCTAGTTGAAAAACGCAAACGCAGAGGTTACCACATAGCTCATCCTAGTTGGCAAGACTTTTTGGGCTAAATATTAATCTATGCGATTTTTTGAAATTCAAGATACTCCAACCCAAGGTGCTGATGCAACATCGTCAGCACCTGTTCCTACGAAAGATACAAGTATGCAGTTTGCATCAAAACATGAATTAAATCAATTGGCATCTCAGCTCAAAACATCTATTCCAAATGGACGATTTGAGCCTACCGGCAAAGGTAAGAGTAAGCCTGTGGAACATATTCGAGTGTTCAGTGTTAGTAGATCAGAATTGATAAACTCGCTTACTTCGATGGGGTATGCGCAGGCAGATCTAAAACCGGAACAAACTTATTTGAGCACAAAATATGCTGCAAATATTTTTAGTTTTACCAAAGACAACAAAATTTTTAGTTTTGTGATATCTAGCAAAGGCACTGAAGAAACTGCTGTAGGTGTCGGTATTAAAGAATACAGTCCTACTAATCTTGGCCTAGCAGGTAAAGTTTTATCCAGAAATGAACTGATCCAAAGTGCTAAAGATGCTGTAGCCAAAAAGGCCAAAGATGACAATTTAAAAAATGCATTGTTATCGTTGATAGACATCGCTGCTAGTAGAGGACAGGGCCAACTTACTCCTGAACTTAATCAAGCTATAGCCACTGACAGAAATCAACTCAGTGTAGATTTTGGAGAAGTTTTGGCTCCTATTGCTATTATGGATGATAATGATAATGCTGAATTCCCTGTTGGCAACAGTCCGTTGATCGATGTTAAGGTAGGATCTCAGAATATTTCAGTAAAAAGTCTCAGCGGCAGCGGAACAAGTTTTCGCTCAATTGCAGATTTAATGGACAAATATGAGCAGGCCATAACAGCCGATGATCCTAACAAACAAAAATTTGAAATGTTGAAAAAGTTTCATCCCAAAGCTGGAGGAAACAACAAAGATAAAATCATTTCAGCGGCATCGCAGTCTGGAATAGCCGAGCATAAAGAAATGATGAAAATTTTGGGTGTTCCGAAAATTGAAAACTTTTCTCAATTGTCATCCGCACTAAAGGCTAAAAAGATCACAGATTATGGAACGTTTCTAAAAACTTTTTATCCGGCGATGACTTCAGGTGGGTGGGGCAAGCCTGTAGGACTGCCTGCAGATGGAGCCTATTATATGGGCAGTAAGAAGGAAGCGCCGAAAGTTGAAAAGGCCGCAGGCAAAAGAAGCTTTGATAGAGATCCAGTAGATTCGGGCGCAGACATTTTAACCTATGTGTTAGGAGTAGGACTTCTTAACTTTGTCACAAGAGGCGGCGACGCTGACGGTTACTCAAAAATAATGACTGACATCGTAAACAAGGCTGATGCTGTTTTAGGTAAGATTGATATTACTGTCAATGGCGGAATTAAAATTACCACAAGGCCATTTACCGAACTTAAATTTGCTTTCCAATATCACGCACCTAGCCATATTCCGGGCAACAACCTACCCGGATTCATTGCTATTCTAGATTAATTCCTGTATAATTACTGTATGACTACACTTATTCAAGGTGACTGCCTAGAAGTCGCCGACCAAATCGCCGACGGATCTATAGACTTTGTTCTCACCGATCCTCCCTATAACATCAGCAATGATGGTGCGAAGCCTGTTTGGATTGATCCGGAAACAGGCGAAAACAAAAATACCATCCATAGCCAAAAGTTCAGCGAAAACTTTGAACAGGATTGGGATGCCGTTACACACGATCAGTTTCTGTTACAGTTAGAGCAATGGAGTAAGCTGTGGCATAGTAAACTGCGCAAAGGCGGTAGTTTTGCCGTATTCATCTCCGATCAGTACATCAGCTATCTTTGGAAGACAATGGCGGACGTCGGCCTTGAACCCAAGCGTGTCTGGACTTGGAAGAAGCCTGCGGCTGTGCCTTTCAATCGAGGAGTTAATCCTGTTAGTGGTTGTGAATACATCTTATGGGGTATCAAACCTGGCGGTAAGAGAACATTCAATTCTGACACAGACCTTAATTCGATCGTAGACAGATATGCTGTGGCTGATAAGGTGTCTAGTATTATGTACAGGGAAGTCAAAGACGGACTAGGCAGTCGCAGCCTAGACAGCATCTTTGCTGCTGCTCAAAAAGAAGCAGAAGCAATGATAAAGAGTAGAAAACAGTCTGGCAGCAAGGTACAGGCTATTGTACCAAATACTATTACCTACAGTGGAGGGTTAGGCGGCAAGATACACCCGACCCAAAAACCTACAGAGATTTTAGAATACTTTATCGAGCTGTGTTCCAATCCAGGCGACATAATTTTGGACACATTCGCAGGCAGTGGAAGTACAGGAATCGCTGCCAAGAACACGGGAAGAAACTGCATTTTGGTTGAACGAGATCCAAAAATGTTTGCCAAAATGAGCGAACGCTTTGATACAACATCCGGCCTCAACACCAATCTTTTCATCGAATCTGATTGACACAAAGTTCTCCTTGTGCTACAATTTAAACATTGTAGAAACCTAGGAGCAGACAGTGCGATATTACATTGTCAGTTGGGACAATTTAGGTGTAGAGTTCTTTGAAGAAATCACAGAACATCATCCAGAGAATTGGGCCAAAGATCATTTATTTGACAGTATAAAACAAAATAAGCGAGTAAAAAAGCCTATGAAGTTTAATCTTCAGGCCCTAATACTTCGAGCACAGTTTAACACGCATCGCCATTATGAGATCTATGTATTCACCTCAGAGGATGATGTTGGACCCCAAGATATTCAGCATTGGTTTACTGTAACCCCGCAAGATTTTGCAGAGTGGGTTCGTGAAAACAATTCTTACAAAATTTATAGCAATCGTAAAACCACAAAGGATCTAATTGTATGAGAACACAACCACAGATTATTATTCAACGCCTTGAAGCAGATAACAGTCGTCTTGCCAAAGAAGCTGTTTTGGTCGATGCGATGGGCGAAGGATTAGATGAGTTCTTTGAAGGCGTCCGTATGTGTTTGGACAATCTTTATACCTTTGGTGTCAAGCAGGTCCCTGTCAGTGATAAAGATGGTCAGGGTCTCAGCTGGGACAACTTCAAGCAGTTGGCGGAATCTCTTTACAAGCGAGAACTTACTGGACACGCAGCTAGAGATGCTATCCAATTAGCCATGGATGTGGCTACCAAAGAACAATGGAACGACTTTTATCGTCGTATTCTAATCAAAGACCTACGCTGTGGTGTTTCAGAAAAGACTGTGAACACTGTGGCTAAAAAACAAAAGAAGACGCAGTATGCAGTTCCTGTATTCGAGTGTCAGCTCAGCCACGACTCTGCTAATCACGAAACCAAACTCGCTGGGAAAAAGATCGTTGAGCGTAAACTAGACGGCGTTCGTTGTTTAACTGTGATCGATCACGAGCAGAGAACTGTCACTCAATATACACGTAACGGCAAAGTATTGGAAAATTTCAAACACGTTACTGAGTACCTAGAAAAGTTTATCGACGAGTTCGGTAGAAGCTATGTGCTTGATGGCGAGATCATGAGTTCTAGCTTTCAAGATCTTATGAAGCAAGTACATCGTAAGGACAATGTCAATGCCGCTGATGCTGTACTAAATCTGTTTGACATCATACCTTTGGTAGAATTCAAACAAGGCAAATCCGTAATGGGGCAACGTCGACGAAGCCAGTTCTTAAAGAACTTTGAAAACATCTTTAACGATTCAGGATTTATCACTATCGTTCCGCAACGTGAGTTTGATCTTGATGTGTTTACTGATGAAATTGAATTCCGCGACTACATGAAGGAAATGGTAGCGGCTGGCTACGAAGGCATTATGATCAAAGATCCTGATGCCAAATATGAGTGTAAGAGAACCACAAACTGGTTGAAGATGAAACCTTTTATTGAGGTTAGTTTAACCATCACAGAAGTAGAAGAAGGGACGGGTAGGAACAATGGACGTCTTGGCGCAGTTGTTTGCAGGGGCATTGATGACGGTAAGGAGATATTGGTCAATGTTGGCAGCGGTTTTACTGATTCTGATCGTACTGATTATTGGATCGCACGTGATACGCTACCAGGTCAAATTGTGGAAGTGCGAGCAGATGCTGTCACGCAAAATCAAGATGGATCGTACAGTCTGCGGTTTCCCAGGTTCATTAGATTTAGAGGATTCAAGGTCGGGGAAAAAATCTAAAACAGAATGGGATGAATGATGAAAGAGATTGTTGGGTTCCTAAAATGGCAATGGAATAAGTTTGAATTTTGGCAAAAATGTTTTGTTGTTAGTAGTTCCTTTATCGGAGCATCCATAGTAGCCCCTGAGCCTGTGGATCGTTGGTTATTTGCTGTTCCGATGATAGTGGTATTTGGATTTACGACCAAATGGTTTGTATGGGATGGTGTGAAGGCAAGCTGGCAAAAGTACAAAGAAGATCGGAACAGCCTGTTGACTACTATTAAAGAATCAGATAAATGAAAAAGTTATTCTATATCAAAGAGGGCCGTAAGTATGTGCCCGTGGCAGAATATGATAACGAACTTTTGGATAGCTTTCCCAAAGGAGACCATCTTGTGTCTGTGTACCCAGGAGGTTCTAGTCGTCGCTTTAAGATTGATCCGGCCTATGCTCCGATGATCGCTGCCGCTCGTGTTGCTGAGGACGAGATCTGTCGAGCTATCTCTAAAGCCGCTGAACTACGTCCTCCACGTACTCCAATTACTCCTAAGCAGAAAAAAGCCTGGGAAGCATTGGCTGCGGCATTCGGTGACGAGCTTTGTACCTTACAGGGATTGAGCATCCGCGATTGTGCCGAAGCAGGTGTTAAAGCTATGCAAGAAGAAGCAGAAAAATTACTAAAACACCAAAGTGTTCGTAAGGCATACGAGCACTTCCAACTAATGTGCGAATTGGTAAAAGAAAATGAATGTCACAAATCATAAAGGTCCTGTCCTTAGTGTTTTACAGGAAATTTTTGGTAGAGGGGACGACAGCCCTCCCCATCCTAATTTTCATCAGGCCGTAAAGGTCATAGAATTTCCCACCGTACATAAAAAAGATAATGAACCGGTAAATTTAATTTGGCCTGATATTCAACGCGGTCCGTGGATTGCCGGCGGTGCTGCTCTGCGATGGTACCAGAATCAACCCGTAGGAGACAGCGATATCGATGTGTTCTGCGCCAATGCTCGACAGGCCGCTGATGTCATAAGTCGAATCAAGAGCTATGGTCGACACTCTGTCAAGTTTGAAAGTGAAAATGCACTGACATTGGATTATTGGTCTAAGGAAAATTACAGCGATCGATGGACTATTCAAATTATCACCCGACGATATTTCAACAGTCTAGAAGAAGTGATCAATAATTTTGATATCACTGTCTGCGAAGTCGGGACAGCAGGCAATGAATGGTTGTTAGGTCCATTCACTGCTCGCGATATTCGAGAGCGCAATTTGAATTTTAAATTGCCTTTACAACCAGATGCTATGAAAAGATTAGTCAAATATTGGGCCTACGGGTATCGGCCGGTTGAAGGTACCATAGAGGCTATTCAAAATAACCCGATCGCTAAATGGCAGTTTAGTGCTGAAACCGAGGACTATCAAAATGCGTTCTGAACATACTTGGAGTTTGCTAGATCCTAGGCCAGTGCTGTTGTATCTAGACAAGTCTGATGAATACATTGTTTATTGGAACGGTGTAGTTATGCCGCATACCATGGCACTTTCTATGGCTATGGAGAACTACGGTGTCTGGGCTACTCCGGAGATGAAAACTGCTATGGAGAAAGATTACGAGCGTATTTACTATGCCAACGGATTTAATACCAGGGCTTGGGACAGTAAAGTCTCATCTTCTCCGGTTTACCCTTACTTGAAGCGCATCATGGCCGATCATTTAAAGACGGTGCTAGAAGGCAAGGAAGCCCGAGATGTACTAGGTTGGTTTGATTATTCACGAGCAAGAAAGGAATCAAATGTATAAGACAATTTACACAGAGGTTGAAGTTGATGTTGACCTGTCAGAGTTTGACACAGAGGATCTCGTCGAGGAACTGGAAAGCCGAGGTGCGGGGGTTGAACCCGAGTTCGGTGATGGCAAGGAACTCTTGATGTCTATCTATGAAAAGCGTAGATTGGGCAAGGACTATCAAACAGAACTTGAACAATTAATTTGGCGAGGATTGGGTAAAGTATTATGAACGAACGAATTCGAGAAGTTTGGATCAAAGCGGCCAGCGAAGATTCTGACCCAGATAATTGGGATACACAAGAACAGTTTATTGAACGGTTCGCCGAGTTGATTGTGCGGGAATGTGCTGAGCAAGTTGATTGGATACTTGCCGAAGGTGGTAAGACACAGGGTGATTTGATTAAACAACATTTCGGAGTTAAAGAATGAAACCTAAATTATTGTATTATTTGAATGGTGGTAAAAGATTTCCTAGCGGCAAGCGTTTTGGAATGTATAAACTTACTGACGCCAAATGGCGTATCATGTATGACCTACCTCAGAGTTGAAGAATGAGCAAGCATCCATCATATTGTTGCCAGCGATGCGGAGAACTAATTGGTTGGCTAGGTCGAGTTATGCCCTTTCATAAATGTAAAAGTATCGGAGTTGAAGAATGATTAGATTTATATTTGTATTTGCCATTTTGGCAGCGTTGATTCATTTTGGTATTATGGCTTGGCAAAAGATGTCAGGATCTGAACGTTGGACCTTGACAAAAAGCCTAACCTATAGTATAATTGTTGCACTGCTAGCGATAGTAGCAATGATGTTCTTGGTAGTTTTGTTTTAAAGGACTAATATGATCAACGATCGTTGGTTGCGCCCATTGTATTTTGCTCTGGGCTTCGCAGCGTGTTTCTTTCTTTTTTCCACTGGAGTTATCTAAATGAAGCGTTTTTTCACTCTGTCTATTTTGGCTGCTGCCGTTCTAGCAACAGGTTGTACTCGTATTGAAACCGGCGAAGTCGGTGTGCGAGTTGGTTTTGACAAACAGGTACAGCCCGGTGAACTGTTACCTGGCTCGTTCAATCAGGTATTGATTGGTGATGTACTTACGTTCCCTATCAAGGACGTTAATGTGACATTGGAGAATATGACTCCGGTAGCCAAAGACAATAGCACAATGAAAGACTTCGATGCAGTGGTTGTTTATAACATCAATCCACAACAAGTGTCAGAACTGTATGCCACTAAGAACCGGGCTTTCCACGCAGAGTTTAAAGGCGATACTTATGTAATGTATAACTACATCGTACAAAATGCCCGTAACTCTATCTACAAGGCAGCACGTAAGTACGAAGCACTGGATATGGCGGATAATCGCAGTGATATGGAGAATTTCATCAAAGAAGAAATCGTTCGCAATCTCGCTGAAGAAAAGCTAGACGGTAGTATCACTATCAGCCAAGTGCTAATCCGTAATGTTGTACCCGCTGACTCGGTAGTTGAATCAGCCAACGCTCTTGTTCGTGCTAAGAACGAACTCAAGCAGAAAGAAGTCGAAGTTAAGACTGCCGAAGCTGAAGCACGTCGAATGGCAGCATTGGCCAATAACAGTTCTAGCTCGATAGCATTTATGCAAGCGCAGGCTATGCTTAACATTTCTGAAGGTATCAAAACTGGCAAGGTTCAAACTATTGTTGTTCCTAGCAATTTCAATGCCTTGATGATGAACAAATAATAAGGTCGAATCAAAATGATCACTCTAAAAGAATGGATGGAAATCGTTGACTACCGTATCACTGAAGGCAGTGGCTATCAGTGGCAGTGCTACGGTCCCAATGCTTACTGTCTAGACTCTTGGAATGGTGAACAAGATGGTCATAGTCTTTCAATCATCTTTGATACTAAAACCCAAGAAGTCTACGAAGTTCAAGCCCACGACTATCAGCGAAATCGTGCCTATCGTTTGACTAATCCCGACTATCTATCGGATCGAGATGATGAAGCTCGAGATCGTGGTGTTAACAAACAAGAAGCCTGGGATGATCTCGAATACGTAGATCTTGATGTAGATGATGACTTTATCCAAAAAGCACTGTCTATTGTTGCAGATGAAGATTACGATACCCGTGTGCAGGTTCCTGTGGATTTTTCAGACGAAGAATTACTGGAATATATGAAGCTGGCACACCAACGAGATATCACATTCAATCAACTGGTCGAGGAAGCTCTAAGAGCAGCTATTGAAGACCGCAAGCTCGATAACAGTCCTATGCACTACACCAACACGGATAATCCTATTGATTTTCCTGTGCCGAAGACAAAAAAGAAAAAGTCTAAGAAGTGATCAACTGACTCGTTTAGTAGCGCAAATATCAAATCCGTTGGCACATTGATCCTTTTGACAGAGAATAGGATCTTTAGGCCAACGTATATTTTCTCCTAGTTTTCCCAAAGGACCTCCCTGTCTACAGTGTCCTCTGTATATCACACCTTCGGCTGTGACTATGATCTGTTCTAGTCCGATATCGCACTGATGATCAACGAAACGATTTTGATCGTCTAAGACTAATCGCATATACGATGTTTCTATTTTTTCGGATTCGGAATCTAAGATCAATCCTTTCTGTGTTCTGAATATTTCTAGTTGTTCTTTAGTGTAATCAACTACGAATCTGTTCCTGATAGGATCTTTAAACAGCATCTTTTTCCAAATCAACATCTTAGGCCATTTGCTTTTTAATCGATCTACGAACTCATCTAATTCTTGCCATCTATCGGGTAACATATTCACTGTCACAGAAACTTTACAGGCAGTGTTGGCCAAAGTCCAATTGATCAGCAGCATCAGATGACTGAGTTGGCTGTGTTCTATATGTACGTTGACTTTGGCTTCGGCAAGGTAGGGAACGATGTCCTGCCAGGTTTCTAAATCTACGTTGAGATTAGTGCCGATTTTGTTGATCACTGACCTAGAATGTGTGTAGCTCAACAGATCAGGTAGATTATACCATTCTGTGACTTCACCACCTGTGTAAAATATCTCTAATTTTTTACCCAGACTTTGACTCTGTGCCAGGGCTTGATCTACGAAGTTTTCACAGTTTCGGATGTCGGGCAAAGGAAAGCTGCCATTTCGAATCACTGTGTGACAATAACTGCAGGCCCAGGAGCAGTGGTTCATCAACCACCAGTCAATATAGAATTTACTGTGATCTCGCTGTGCGACTAGATTGGGCATAGCTCATAGCCAATGCTCTACGGCCTGTGTGCCACACTGTTGCATGGCCTGTGCCCACATATCTTCTGGGTCTACGCTGACTAACCAATCAGGATCGGGATTGTTTAATATCAACCAACTGTGGCTATGGGTCCAAGGGTGACGTCCTGTGAGTTCAGCTAGTAGTTGACCCGGGCTCCAGCTGGCAAACCCAAAACTGATTCTCTGTCTGCTGGGTAGGTCTCCGGCCTTGAGCTGTTCAAACATACTGACGTGGCTAGTGATAGCCCAATGCTGGTTGACTGGTATGGTATGTTGATTGCGCCAGCCCGTGTCGTGCAGCATCCACACAGTCTGAGGGTTCACTGGCCCACCCCAGAACAGTTCTTGATCCCAATCCAATGAAATATCTATAGGGTCCAGTATCTGGCTCAAAGGATGATCAGTGGGCCTGTTTAGGCACAGGGCAAAGGTACCCCCATTGTGATCGTGTGTGACCATCAGTACTGATCTACGGAATCTAGGGTCTGCGATCTGCGGAGGTGCTATGATTAGATCGCCACCGGTTAGTTCATAGTTTCCGGTCTTGATCATAGCTTAACTCCAATCAGGCAAAGGGCCCCCATACTTTTTGCCCTTGATCTTCTTGCCGCGAACTTTGACACGCTCTGCGCCTACCTTGTGGCTCTTGCCCCCGTCACGGCTGCGATAGCCCTGCGATTTGCAGCTGGCCAGTTGACTAGCCCCTAACGCTGAATCGGGCTTGCCCGACTGACAGAGATCGCGTGAAGCAGGCTCTTCATCAAGATCCTGATCATCGGAGTTGGCCGAGCCCCCAAACATTATGTCATCGTTGATGGGAAAGTCTAGATCCACGAACTCTTCGGGCAGTTCGCCGGTGTCTATGATCCAATCCAGTTGTTCTCTAGTAGGATGTAC